GCCTATGATGAAAGAGACTGTATAGCTATCAAGGCATTGGCAAAAGCGATTGCATTACGGGCATTTAAGGAAGGTGCAACATGGCAGGCAAAGCAATCTCTGTGGATAAGCGTGGAAGAACGGTTGCCGAAAGAAGGGCAAAAAGTTTTTGTTTTGGTGATGTGTTATGGTACACCATGTATTCGAGAAGAAAAGTTTTGTAGAAATAGCAATTTAGATAAAAAGGGAATGTGGATTCACGGAAACAGTATCGTGTTAGCCTGGATGCCGATTCCTTCATTCATGATATACTCGAAGCCAACAGGGATGTACTGGAACGAATTAAAGAGAAAGGAGACTGAAAATGGACATAGATAACAAATATAGGATTCCCCTTGTCGGGGCCTATAATCCGTTAGTTTTTGAATGTCCCGAATGTGGTACAAGTATTCTCAACGATTACCATAAGCATATCTGTGGGATTGCAGAAGCTCGTATTGGGATAGTCTCTATAAAAGAGTGTCCAACATGTTTTACGAAGTATTATTCTCATTTTTCAGAAGCTGAATACAATCTGTTTTTGCATAGCATAGAGAGAGGTGAAAATTTGCATTTTAAAAATGTATTCGTGAAACAGATTAGAGAGGAAGGAGACTGATTATGGAAGTAAAGAACGGAATAATAATAGATGGAGTACTGCATGAGATGACGAGTGAAAATGTCCCATGCAACCAATGCTCACTGTTGCGCATTTGCAGTAAGTCAGAAAAGGAAGAATATGACATCTGTCTTTGTGCTTTGATGAACTGTGATGGCTTTGTTAACCGTGGAAAAGTAAAAATAGAGGAGGAGGAATAACTATGACCGAAGAACTTGTAACACTAGAGACTGCGAAGCTTCTGAAAGAGAAAGGCTTTAATGAGTATTGCAAATATATCATTAACGATAAAGGCTTGATGATGGAAACCATATTTAGAACTAGTAAGGATTTACCTAAATTATTCTATTCTTGTCCAATACAATCCATCGCCCAAAAGTGGCTTCGTGAAACCAAGAGCCTGCATATCGAAATATCCTATATGTATGGAAATTATTGGATATATGATATACTAACAATTTCGAATCACGACTTAGTAGGATTATCTGACAGACCTATTGCCCATTATAATACCTACGAAGAAGCACTTGAGGCAGGATTACAGGAAGCATTAAAACTTATATGATTATGAGAAAATTCACATATGTATTGGCATCTGTCATCATATCATATCTAATTTGTGTATATGAGTATAATATGTGGGACTTTATTACAGGATTAGAACCTTCGCAAACTTGCGAAAGATTACTCGGATATGTGTTATATTGCGTGATATTCTATTGGACTGCAAAGCTATTGATTATGATTAAATAAGTATGGAAACAGCAGAATTAATATTTAAATCCGTACTTGCCCCATTAAATTTTTGTACTTTGGCATTTTTACCTTAATTTTGGTAAGCAAGTGTCACAGACGCATGGAGAATAGGTTTGATGAGATAGAAAAATGCGTCCGTCATGTGCCATATCGTAACGACATTGTTTACATCACCCAGCTCTTGGAACTGCAAAGATGTGGATAAATAAGGAACGGTATGACCGATAAGATTGGAGAATAATCAAGGACGAAGAAATCAAATTAGGAATAAGGAAATGAACAATATTAATTTAAACGAATTGCGCGATCGCGCTTATAAAACCGCTTGTGAACACGGTTTTCACGATGAGGAATTGAGTAATAAACACCACCTTTGTTTAGTTATATCCGAGCTTATGGAAGCTGTGGAGGCAGATAGAAAGGGAAGATTAGGAAAGAAATGTAAATCACGTTTTGAAATGGACTATAATTGCTATCCTGCATTAGTGGAAGAAGAAAAGCGATTTAAGTGTTCCTTTGAAAAGAATGTAAAAGATACACTTCCCGATGAACTTGCCGATGCAGCTATACGCCTGCTTGATTTGTGCGGATTGCGTAAGATAGACATCGAGGATTTTACGGAAGAAATGTTATATGAGGCAGAGGAAAGTTGCGAGGATGAGACCTTTACAGAAAGTATATATGCTATATCCACAATTCCCATCAGATATGCGTATGAATATGACTATCCATTAGAAAAGCAATTAAATGGCATGCTATTGGCTATTTTCGGGCTTGCCAACCATTTGGACATAGACCTTACATGGCACATCAATCAGAAGATGAGATACAATGAATTGAGAGAAAACAAAAATGGAAAAAAGTATTGAGCAATAATCTAAAAACAATAAGACGATGAAGGTTAACATTGAAAATTTACGCCAATCGGTTATGATGCCGACTAAAGAAGACAGGGCAGACTGGACCAACGGCTTGTATCTAATCTACGAAGACGGACATGCAGAACCGTTTACCGGCGATAACTTCAAAGATTGTGTACGATACATCGGATTAAAGCACAAAGACGTATCGTTTGCCATCTCGTTGACGGAGCATAAGGATGTTCAGCTGCTTGACAATGACAGCCGAGAGGAATTTGGAAATCAAATCTATTATGGGCGTGAATGTGATGCATTATTTGATATGAATGGACAGCGTAACACTGCTCAACTGATTGAGCGAAATCCTAAACTGTCTAATCTGCTGAAAGATGACGAATATATCCCATCATTAGGACAGCTTAATTTAATAGCTCATTATCAAGATAATATAAACGATGTGCTGAGGTACATAGGCAAAGAACCGTTATCCTCCACATGGTATTGGTCCAGTACTGAGTACAGTCTCAGCCTCAGTTGGTACGTACACTTCTTCAGTGGGCAGACGAGCAACGGCAACAAGTGCTACAGTTACAGAGTACGGGCAGTGGCAGCATTCACTTTATTCATGAGTATCAAGGAGAAAATGAATAGGGGACAACAAATATGAAAACAAGTTTATGCGAAAGTTCTTAATTCCGAAGTGGAAAAAGGATTTGATTTGCTAGAAAGTAAGATTAATAAGTAAATGGGAATTTTTGATGATGGAATAAAGGGATGTGTCGAAATACTTAAAAATAAGAATCCAACTAATATAAAGTAACCATTTTTTTGGGGGGGATCATTCTTAATCGGGTGGTCCCCTTTTCTTCACACTAACAAGCTATGGATAATCAAATGATAGGTAGTTCATTCCAAATATCCCATAAGCTTCAATTAGCCGCACAACAAAGCCACCTTCATCAAAACGACAAAGGGAATCATTTTATAAATCCACCTCTCTAAACGTTCCATTGTATCATGGCTAGCAGTTGGCAGAATACCCAATGAGGAATATCATCCGATTGCTCAAGCAATATGTTCAACTTATCTTCTTTCATATTATGTTAGCATAAAAAAAAGCGGTAAAACCGTTGGGAATTACCGCTTAAAATTTATATAGTGTTTTCTATTTATGTTCTTCATTCACTTCATTTGATTTGTCATTTGCCAAAAAATGTCCCCGCAAAACAATTAATCCGAGTCCGATTATATTTACGGTTGTAGTAGAAAGAATAGTTATCATTATAGGATTTGGGATACATATACTAAAATAAGATTTAATCGCTGGTATTGATACATAACTTGCTAGCACAATACATAGAACTATAAAAAGATATAAGGCAATCACTCTCAAAGACCACTTTTCAAGTCTTCTTCTTGCTTTTGTATTTTCAACTATACGATGTAGATGAATCAGCTCTTTGCTTTTTTTTATATTTCCATCGGTTGTTTCTGATTCCAGCAAGGATTTAACTGTGTCAAGAATATTTAAATCTTTCTTTTTCTCTTTAAACGGCTCTGAAAAGAAAAATTTAATCCAATATGGAATATAATATCCTAAATGGATTAAATAGTGATACCATTTAATAGGTTTACCTTTTCCGAATATAGAATCAAAAATACTGGGCACATCATTTGATCCATTCATTGTTTTATTCTATTTTTAGGTTCTAGAAAATAGTTTTTAATCAATTCCTTTGGAATGGGTGTGTTCCATTTGTTTTGTCCACAAATATCCCCCTTGTCGTTTTTTATGTATAGCGTATCATACCAAGGAGAGCCTTCTTGATGTGACCATTGGGTTAATGACAATGCACTCATATTATACATTGCATTAACCGCAGTTTTTACGAGTTCCAATGCCTTGGAATGTTTATTAAATTCGTATAATACATCTTTGGGAAAAGAAGTAATAATCTCATCAGGGTTTATTTTCTTATTTACAATAGGAAAGACCGGACCATAAGGCCATACTTTCGGAGAATCGTCTTCAAACAACAGGTTATTGGTTTCAGCATAGTACACACCATATACATAGAACAAAATCTTATTTATCTGAGTCTTGTTCAACCGAACCATATGCAACTTTTGGGCTGCATACTGAATCAATCGTGCGTAATCTGTACTTTTCAATTCCATATCATAAATATATAAAAATCCCATGAATATAACATATAAAATAAACTATATGTTTACCCATGAGAAAACAATCTTTGTAACACATTTAATTGTGTGTGCTATATTAATGCTGCAAATATATATAAAACCATTTATATAACAATAAACAATGGCAACCATTAACATTTGCAATACAACTAATTGTTAATTTACAAATATACTATTTTAGCGGTAATTCCAACAAGTCAAAGAACGCTTCTGTTCGATTATTATTTTTCCATTCCCTTTCTGCAATGTTCACACAAGAATTTCTTGGCAACAGGAAACATCTTCTGACCGACATATCCGCTGAGATATTGTGCTTCCTCTCCATAAGGGTCAATTCCGAAAGCCTTGGAGATATGCCGGCATAAATGACCTTTTTCGTGGTCCCACGAATTTTGAAACTGTTCGGGGGTAGAAGTCAAAGAGAGCACCATTACCGTCTCTCTTCTCCTGTAGTCCGAATAGGTAAGTCCGGTATTCATCCTGCCTTCTGTCAGGTTGCGATACGCACGTTTGAGGGAATCCCCCCTGCATCCTATACGGTACAGGTCGGTAATGATTTCCTTAGCCCAATAAGTGTGTACCGCATAATACACTTTGACGTGCCAATCCCCATATTTCGGTATGTAGAACTCCTGAACAATCATATAACATCAGACCAAATTACAGGAACTCCTTTACCGATGCAGGTGGCAAAGAATTCATCAAACGCCCTGCAAGGGTCCCCATCAATATCATCAAGGTAGCACTTTATGTGTTTGCACAAATGTGCTTCGTCAACCAATGATTTTTTGAAAAAATCCGCTTTCAACATATTTGCAACATAGGCAACGTCATATCCTTTGTCGTGTTCGATGGTAATTCCGTTTGCTTTGAGCATATCGTCCACCTCATCTTTGCTCCAAGGGTCAAGTTTCTTTTCCTTGCCTGTTGCCTCGTCTTTCACTTTCATTTTTGAAACAGCCCATTCGTAAAGTTTTTTACTGAAATGGAATCCGTATGATTCCAGGTATTCTTGCATTCCTGATGGGAATTTGCTATATGTATCTAATCTTTGTTCCATAGCCTTAATTTAAAAAGAGGGGCGTTTCACCCCTCCTGTTATTAATAGAATTCACCGTTAGAGCGTCTGCGTCTGCGTTCGCCCATTTCATCCATACGCGGATATTCAGGAAAGTATCCGGGGTATCTGCGTTCATCCATGCCGGATGAGCTTCCACCACCTGAATAACTTCTCCCACCATCACGGAAACCCATCTCTCCGCGCATCTCTCTCATGGCTTTTTCGTAACCTTTGCGGCAGCCTTCCTTGTAGGCTTCCTCCACTTCGTCACCTCTCATACCGAAGCCGCGTCCGTAATCGTCACGCCCTTCTTCTAATATTTCCCACATTCCCATAATCATTTCTTGTTTTTAGATGCTTCAACCACTCCGAGCTGTTCCATTAACTTCTGATTCTGTGCAATGAGGTCAGCCATATTTTTGCTCATTTCCTGCATGTTCTTATCCATATTGGACATTTGCCCTTTCAATGCGGATATTTCCTGCTCCTGCTGTTGCTTGGCTGCAAATTCAGGGTTCAGCATGGCAAGCATTTGGTCACATACCCTAAGAAAGTTCTGATGATATTCCACACTTTTTAGGACATCCTCACTTTTCTGTTTCATGGTAAGGACCTCAGTATTCATTTCGTCTCTTGACCCTGTAATCAGCATCCCTGTCTTAATATCATCGGCAATATTGGCATTAGCCGGTATCTCTTGCAAATTGACATTCTGTCCGTTTATATTCACGACAAAATCAATAACCTGTACCGGCTGTGGATAAGGCATGTTGGGAACAGTCTTATATATGGTTTTTATGGGGCTTACATTAACGACCTGCCCACATTCCAAACTTGGATTTGCACCTCTATGAAGAAGATATAATGTACTGTTTACTCGTAAGTTCTGAAACATGATTGTTTGATTTTAAAGGAGTGTGGCTATTTCCATTTTGGAAATCACCACAAAACTCCATGTTAATTATTACTTGCTCCTTAAAGAAGCTGTTTCTGCTGTAGGAGCCGGAGCCGCTGTCGGTCTGTATCCACCATTAACAAGATACAATTCGTTGGTGTACTTGTTATAGTGAATTTCATAGATACCTGTTCCGGCTAAGTTTTCAACAGTCACAGGCTCATTGTTATAAGCCATCAACGGTCTTGTGTCCCCATTAGTCCCTATCAGTATCGGAAGAGTTGCAGTCGTGCCGGCAGGTATAGCCTGACGGAGGCTGATATAGAATCCTCCAACATAATCCCTGTTACGGAATGCGTGGTTAGGAAGTTCCAAAGTAACATTCTCCGTGCCGACGGTCACAGCCACCGTAGGAAGAGTGTTGAAATTTGTTCTTCCGATTGATGGGAATAGGGATGGGAATCCTGTAAAAAAGTTAGGCCACATATCTACCTCCTTTCTTACCGGATTAACCCCAGTAGTTGTTGCAACCACATCCACTACGTCCGTATACAGCGTCACCCATATATGCACCGTAGGCGGCTGCGCGGAAACAATCTGTATTAATAGCGGTTAAATTGGGGTATTGAACACTCACAGTATTGGGGAGCTTGCATTTGATTTTATCTACGTCTCCTTGTAATGCCTGCAATCCGGCTGCCAAAGGAGCAATCTGTTGTCCTACCGCACTCAGGATAGTGGCGTTCTGATTACGCTGGGATATTTCGGCTGTTAAAGTAGCCTTTTCCGCAGTAAGAGATGCAATCTTGTCCTGTAATGCCTGATTTTGAATTGCATCAAGTTTGGCAAGGATAGCATTCGTATTTGCAGTAGCACCGTCACGCAATGACAATGCATTGTTGTTCATTGTATTGGTAAGGGCATTCATTGATTCGCAATTCTGCAAACGTCCTTCATAGCCTTGTCTTTCAATAGCTGTTTGCGTTTTGCAGCAACAATCGGCAAGTTGAGTAAGAATAGACTGGTTGCCTGACTGCATAGCATTAATAATCTGGTTGGTTGACAATCCCACCTGATTACCTACTTGTGTAATGCTATTCTGAACATTGCACAATGCTGTCTGAACCTGTTGGGTAGAGCAGTTGAATGAAGAAGCCAATTGAGAGATAGCATTACCGTTACCCTGAATAGCTTGCATCAACAATTCGCGTCCTGCGTTTCCTGCCAATTCTGCCGGAAGTCCGTTAGCTCCGTTTCCTCCACGTCCACCGAACAAACCGCCACCGTTGCCGTTCCATCCAAAGATACTTGCTATCACAACAAGCCAGATAATGCTCCACCATCCGTCCTGTCCTCCAAAGCCGTTGCCGTTATTCATCAAGGCAAGCAGGTTAGGGTCTATCCCCTTGTTCCCAAACATTCCGGGAAGCATGGCGGTAATGTCAAGCTTGCTACCGCCTGAACCTCCATTGCCTCCGTCTGAATTAAAAACATAAGTTCTTTCCATAAGTATTTGTATTTTGTATCCCGGTCAAAATTGACCGTATGCAAAAGTACATATGTTGTAACTTATGTAAAATCAGTTGTTTCCCAATGATTTCTTTATATTATCCCAATATATTCTCAACATTTTCCCACTTTCCATCCTCTCATAGAAATTTGATATCATGTAGTTGACAGCACGTTTGGTTTTGTGGATATGAACGGCTATTTGTGAAGGGTACATGCCGCTTTCAGACAGGAGAGACACAAGAAGATACCGGGCATCCACTGTTTCCATGTTTTTATCAGAGGATAATATTTGGTCTACAGGCACTTCGGTTTCTTTTGAAACAATATTAATTATTTTGGCAAAGATTTCTGATTTGCACATAGCTTTTTCTAATTTTTATGCTTATCTTTGCCTCGCCACATAAAACATGAGATTTTGATGAACAAAGCATAAGATATTTATGTTGAAGATATTAGCCCCCAACATCAGGTATCTTATGCTTTATCATGTTTTTATGTGGCAATATTAATATGATGATATGTTGGGGGCTTTTTTTTAATTCTTAGCCCCCGAAAGAACTGCTTTTGTTATTTTGAGTAATCGCTACGCTTCTACTCGTAGCGTTGTGAGGATAATCCTCGGTATAGTGTCCTATTTCATTTTGAACCTCCTTTCTTCTTTATCATCCAAATAATAATAAACAGCAATACAAAGATAATACCTAAAGAAAAATCACCAAAATTAATCTTGACTTCCTGCCACCATGTTAGCTCTTTTTCTACCGGGTAAGGAACTTGAACTTCACGCACACGGTCAACATATAAGGTATCTGTTCTTCCTCTATCCCTGTACTGTGTGCGCCATCGCTCAACGAATACTGTATCACCCTTCTCGCGAATGTAGATGGAATCCTTAATGTGGATTGAATCTCTCTCGTGGATGGTGAGATACAAACTGTCTACACGTACAGTTTCAACAGGCACATACTTTACACTACGGCATGATGAACATATTGCCAACGTCAGCAATATGACACAATAAATTATGGTTCTCATAAGCTTACAACATTAACATACAACCCTACCAAGCTGCTTAAGTCATGGGTCAATGCCTGACCGCTGTCCCTTGTGCAGACATACAATACGTCATTCTGAGTATAATACTTGTCCTTGAATATCTCCATAGGAGGTGTATAGGGTATCGGGTCATCCTTGGTGCCTGATGCGGTCTCTACAACCACTTCGTAGAGTGCTGCCGTAGCCATGCCGGGATATTGGCTTTCCAAAACCATAGGGATATCTTGCCGGACCTTATACAGGTGTTCCTTGTAATTAACCTTCATTCCCTTGGATAAGGATTCGTCTATGAATTCCGCCCAATCGGGATACAGCGATTTAACTTTCAAGGATTCACTGTCTGTCAGGCTCAATGTCTGTATCTGTTTTTTGGCGGATTCCACCATATTTTGTGCGGATGCAGCCAATATGTAATCAGCGCTATAAGGTTGCGGTTCGTGATTCCATTCTTCCGATTCCATGATTTGTACGAATTCGGGGTCATCCATTCTGTAGGTGGGAAAGGAGTCCCTCGGGAAGAGGTTAACGAATTCTTTATGCAGCACTACTTTCGTGCCGTCTGCGTTGCTTCGCATTGTCGGCAGAGCCAACAGTCCATGTTGGGTCAGCCATTCCACTGTAACGATTGTATATCTCATTGTCCAATTATATTAGTTATTACATAATCAATTAATTCTTGCTCTGTGAATCCGTCTGCCTCTGTTGGTATGGAGTCAAAGGCTATGGAGTTGTAGAAGGCTAACTTAGCATAATAATTAACACTACGCCCATTGAAGAAGATAGGACTCTTCAAGGTATTATCAGAATTAACTGTATCATTGACTAGTGTAATAGTATGTTTAACTCCCACCAATTCATGAGGCAGGATAGAATTATTTAAGACTCCATCTATATAACTTACACCATTTGGATTCATATAATTATAAGCAGGTTCGTATCCGCCATTATAGATTGCAAATGGGTAAGCAGAATCTTCTTGTAACCTCTGTGAGAAAAACATCTTATTAGCTGTTATCGGATTGACAGTCATGAATAATATTTTTATTCCGCCAGCTAAATTTGCACCTCCGTAATCATCTACACCATCTGTCACTAATGCACCGGGATATTCCGCTATCTGAGTAATGGTGATGTCTGTGGAGTAGGGTTGGTCGGAGATAATGACCACATAACCATATTCCGGATTATCGCTATTAGTCGTATCCAAGGCTATATCGCTAACACCATTGGTTAACTCAATTCTTGTGCTTTCATTATTATATTGAGCCAAATAAACCTTATTGCCTTCTTGTATCCCTTCTATGTTCCATTTTAAGTATAGGAATTTATTGGCATTGTTTTTAACCCTGTAAAGCCCGAAGTCTGTAGCTTTTTGCGTGGGCTTACCTTGTATCGAGTAGTAAGAGAGATGCTTCCATTTTATATTAGTATTTCCAGGAACAGTCTCAAACGACTCATTCTTATACCCATCTACACCGCTCATCATGTCGAAGAGAAAGTTATTAAGCAACATCGGTCTGTTGTTTCCGGATAAGTCTTGTATATATTCAGATATCTTAAGTATCTCATTAGTAGGAAGAGAAGTACCACTAGGAAGAAGAATTATTCGCAAATTAGAATAAGTAGTGACACCTGTTATCTCTATAGTTATACCTTTGTAATCATTAGAAGATAAATCAAATTCATATATACCATCACTTACAATCTCATCTATACCATTAAAAGCACTTACAATTTTATCATCATTACCTTTTACAATAATCTTAAATTTAGCTTCATTGGTAGCTCCTTCTACTTTAATCGAATCACCTTTAGTTAAAAATAAAGATTTATCTGATGTTGTATATCCTAAAGTTGTGTCATTCTCATTTCTTCTACCATTTAGGATAATTTCATTTCCTGTTTGTCTACCGATAGCATTACCAATCGGGCCTTTCAACCATTTTGTAAAATTAGTGTGATACACATCCATCGGTTTGTTCATATCGTAATGGAAAGCCATGTGTTTCCTTATCCACGCAGCAATCGGGTCGGGCTTAGAGCCTCCACCGGAGATATTGCCATAGTGATTCAGTGCGACCGTATTCAGGCGCACCGAATTTAAATTGATAGTCTTCGGTTTAACCATATCATTCCAGGATTAAAGCCTTAACAGGAGACAAGTTACACTGTATTCTGATGTATTGTCCGGTAAGGATGCCTTCGATGTTCTTCTGGTATGTCTTACCGACACCGTAATCAATTTCAAACGGCACCCAACTCTCACCGTCCAGACTCTGATATATTACGACTTTCGCCACCCCTTCTTCCTGAAAAGATAATTGTACGCCAATAACCGATGATGCCGGCTGGAACTTGTATTCTTTATAACTTCCTACCGTCTCAAAACTGTTTGTAATATCATTTAATGCCATAATTGTATATTTATAAACTTAATACCTGATTCCGATTCTTACCGTCTACTCTGTAACTTACATGTACCCACGCGAAATTGCTCTCATCAATCAATTGGTCATAGGGCAGATTCTTGCGGATATACTCAAACAGTAACTTGTTCTGTTGCCTGTCTCCAGTATCAATGTCGGCTGCTTCCCCCTTCATGTGTTGCGAGGTCTTGCTTCCCTTGACAGCCGCATTAAGTTCCGGACAGCGATAGCCGCTGTTTACTGTTATAGGCTTTCCCCACCATGTGCGCAATGGGTCAAGCACGTTATCCACTAGTGCAGTCAGAGCGGTTACATGCTGTTGTCTGCATCTGTTGTTAATTCCCATACGGTCAGCCGTATTGCTCCGGCATAACTCGGCAATTGTAAAGTACTTCATTTCCTTTCCTCCTTCTTTGACTCAAACAGTATTTGAGCAGCTAATTTTGCAATGTCCTCTTTATTCTCGATAATCACACTCATTGTCTTCTCAGCCTTGCGCAATTCCGCTTTTTCCCATGATTTTTCCCTCACAGATTTAAACTCGCAAAAAATGCAGTATCCGGTCCATATCATGGAGAATACCGGGAAGGGGATAACGATACAGCACAACAGGTCGATAAAGCACAACTCCAAGAACGGTGTGAAGTACTTCTTTGCCTTGACAGCCGTTTTCTTGTAACCTGTCGATGTCCTTGCCTCACCGCGCTGTTTGGCTTTCATCACTCCGGTCAACAGGTCTATAAACATAGCCCCAATAGTGACAGCGATACATAAGGCAATCAGCACGATGTGTGTCATCATGTGTTGTTGGATAAAGTTGTAAATTACATCTTTCATTTTGTCTGTTTTTAAGATTAATACTATATTTGCATGTGTTTTTCATAGCAACAGGCCTAGTGAGGTTGTTGCATAAGTTTTTTCCCTGCATGCCTTCTCAGGTAGCAGGGATTTTTTTATGATATTAAAAGAAGTTCATTGGTAAACATATCTCCCAATCTTTCTTGGCCAAATGTGCTTGGATGGTTATCTGTCCCATTTTTACTTTTTATAACTTGCAATGACTTAGGACTTGTATTAATTTTTTTCCAAAGGTCAATTATCGGGATATTCCAAAGTTCGGATATTTTTTGAAAGTCTGCTTTACCATTTGCATATTCAAAAGCACTATCTAACACAAGAACCATTCTTGCATTAGGGTTGAGTGTATACATCTTGTCCATTAAGAATAACAGCGCACCTAAAAAAGTCGTTCTATGTTCAGCGAATCCTCTGCCATCGTTATAACTCCAAGTGTCTTTATTAAAGTTTTCCCAATCAGCATTTTCAAAATTTGTATTGTTGGGTACAACTGAATAAACCCATAGATCAACATCCGCATTTTTAGCAGAAAAAACATTTTCCCATGTTCTGTAATAGGAATTGTAATTACTATCATCTCCAGGTTTCCAACTGTTTCCGTCAGTTGGCTTAGGAGTTTCGGGAATAGTAATTGTTGTAGCACCTGCTTGTTTTGCAGCTTCATATTCAGCCTTACTTAGACAAGTAGAGCCGTATGTTAATGGTGCAATTATACTTCCATGGTCATTATCTATTTTTGCATGAATAGCCAACCCTGGAACACCTGCTGGTACAATTTCAAATCCTAATCTTTCAGATGCTATTTTTGCGTAAGCTTTCTCCGCGTTACTCCCATACGCGACTGATGTCCCTATTATACATATTTTTTTTCCGAACCATTGATTGCCGTTATAAGTAACTTCCCCCGATTGCCCTTTTTGCAAAACCAAATCAGGTATTGAAAACTTTGTAGATAATACCTTATACTTTCCAATGACGTAATTTCCATAGGGGTAATTTTTATTTATTGTCATCGCTAATTTATAAGCATTTACCGGTACTTGGAAATCGGAATCTCCACCATTTGCCGTAGAGAACTCTTCTACAACATTCCCATTTTTGTCCAATATAGCTCCACCTGTAACACCTATAACATAATTGGACAAATCTAAACTATCATACTTATTTATGACCTGTTTGAAAACGATAGTCCAAAAATTACCTTCCGGTTCTTCATGGAATTGTCCGCCATAATATAAGCCTTTCTTTAATTCGGTAGTTTCTTCGCTAGCTGTTATTTTTTCTGTTTTATTCTCCTCTTCAAAAACAACTTCTTTCATTTTTTGAAATGAGATACTTTTATCTAAAATTTTTTCATTTGTTACAGATTTATCCGCTAGTTTTTCAGTGGTTACGATGTTATCGGGTAATTCTCTTTTTTTAGTAGATACGCCCAATATAATATTAGACTTTCTGTCCGTATTGGTTACAAGCCTGACTGCGTAATTAGGTGGTATTAATATTGTTGTTTTTCCTGCGCCAAAAACGGGGAATGATACTTTGAAATTATGATTATCCTTATCATAATATGCAACAGTCCCATAACTAATAGCATCTATACAAGGAAAGAACATTAAGGCTTGATACTGTCCGTAATTTCCTGAATAATCAATAAAATCACTGACAGAATAACCCTTTGATTCAACTATTTGTCCATTTGCCGATAATATATAATTATCAGTCCAATTAATGGCAATTTCATTGCCAACAACATTTTCATTAGATATAATTCCGACCGAATATTGAAGTTTTGAAAACAATCCTTCATCTATTTTTCCAGTACTAATCGTTTTATTCTTAATTTTCGAATTATCAATAGACTCATCAGGAATTTCATTCACAGAAAATGGAGCCGTTTCCAATTCTGCGCTGGCTTTAAAAATTAAAGTTTTTTTTAAATTAGTTTTAGTCGAGACTCTAACACAATATCCGGGTGGTATCAATATTGTTCTTTGCCCTCCTACTAGATAAAAAGATTTGATATGCTTCTTTGATGCTAAATCGTAATATGCTAATAGAGGATAAGAAACCCCAATGCTTGCCGCTTCATACATTAGAGCTGAGTAAGCTCCATATTGTCCTTCATATTCAATGAAATCTGTTGTGGAATATCCATTACTTTTTACAATATCACCATCATTGTTTAAAATCTTATCGTCTTCCCAATTGTTTAAATTATCCCCATTCTTAATTATAAGATTAGAGGACGAAGTAACACAAGATAACAATAAGTTTTTATTGTCCAATAAAGAGAGACTTTCCGTAAGTTTTTTACGCGTAGTCGGATGTACCACCGCATCAGTGGTTGTAGCAGGGTAAATGGTCTGACCGTCTTTGATAAGTTTATGAATTTTAGCCATATAATTCTTATTTTAATTTTGTAAATTTATTCTTTATCGGTTTCCGATTAAAGGAAACCACTCAATACATCTTCGTATTCCTTGTCGGAAATTGGAGAGGAAGAAAGCATCTCATTCTGCACATCCTTTACCACAGAGTCCTTTAATTCGGCACGCTGTTCCTCTGTCATGGATTCCCATGTCATTGGGTCTCCCTTATCGCCTTTCTGGTAGTTTGGATAAACGTCAATTGTACCTGTACTGTCATCAGACTTGCCATTGACAAGAACGATGCCTGTAAACTCCATGGATACAAGGTTACAGATACCATCAGCAAAATCAGCATCAGTAAGGTAATACTCGCGTCTGACCGTCAGGTTGCCCGGACGCATGCCATGATTATCAAAAATAACCAGCAGGCTGCCATCATCCAGCCTGCGACAGTTCTTGTAGTCGTGTCCGTCAAAAGAGACAACAACTGGTTTCGACAATGCTGTCTGATAAGTAAACCGGAAAGGAGTTTTCAGGTCTCCATTCAGGTTTTTCTCTATGATTTTAAAATCGGACTGATAATTTATTCTCATAACTATAATATTGATGTCACATCGTCAATTTCCTCGGCAGACAGATACTTCTTATCAGCGTCTACGGTTTTCTGATAAGGTGTTAAATCAGGTGCCACGTATCTTTTCAACGCATCGGTAGATAATCTTCCGTTTGTATCCCCTTCCTGGAAGGGTATGTTTTCCTTACCGTTCGGCATTGTCCGTGCGTCAAGCTCGTTAATCGTTTTTCCTGCCATAATTATTTGTTTTACATTATAAACATTCTACCAATATGGATATATAAGTGCTTACAAATGCAGCTATCTCAATCCAAAACACCGGCTTATCAAATCTATATATCATATATCCGGCCACGATGAAACAAAAAAGCGGGATATACCAAAATCCTACAATGCAAGTCCATAGCATGGCAGATAATCCACATACGACAGTAGCGGTATAATGTATCTTGCCATCTAATTCCAATCTGAAACAGGGAGCTGCCCCTACAAACATCAAACCTCCACATGATAGGAAAGTGAGGAATTGAATCGGTTCGGGTGAGCAGTCCAACCATGCCGGAAGCAATAACATCGACGGAACAATCATGGCAAATTGAAACAGCCATTTAGGATAATTACGCTTCTCCAACTGATAGTAAGTGTCGGAGACAGAGTAAGGTATTCCACATACTTTTACTGCATACATTATGTATGCGGTAAGCAAAACCAAAGAAATAATAGTCAGTGTCATAATATTATAAATTTAAATTAGTAATTGATAGCCACATATTTTCTCTCATTCATACTATATGTCATATCAGCACCTATTTTTACCATCTTTATTTTTTTATTGACAGTATCAATTGCTATAATATTGAATGAATCCTCTGTTTTCGTTCCGTTGATACGTGGAGTATCCGATTCAAAGGCTGCCGCCAAATCAGTCGTTCCCGATGCCACAGCTATTACAGGTATCCCATTCAGGTACCCGAATGTATCACAATGCTGGTGACCAACGAATGCGCCAACCAATGTTCCATTGTATGTGGCGAAATCTATGTCAACTGTCACACTTCCTAATACGGATTGCCAATTATCAACAGTATATGTATAAGTTTTATTAATTGCAGTCTTGTTCTTGTAAGCAGTAAGGATATCCAAAACGACATCGCCTGACTGCCCATTGGGAAATGTGTAATCAAAAGTTTTACCATACCAATATTCGGTTGTAAATGGATTTTCTTCAAATCTGACCAAGGTGTTAAAATAATGTGTCACGATAACTACATGCCATTCATTTTCAACTTTTAACGCACTGATTAAAAAGTTTACTTGTTCCTGAGAACAGCAAGTCTTATAGTAATCTGCTCCATTATTGCTGGACTTAACGGAATCGGATGGTATCTCGCAAGCGTTAAGTACAATTACCCGAACCTTATATTCCGAAAAATCCCGATAAAAATAAGTTTTACCGGACTGAATTACAATTCCGTTTTTTTTAACATAAGGCTTGTAAAACCGGTCATATAACTGAGAAATCGTTGGTAAAGAGTTGGCATTTGACTGATCATGATTGCCCAGAGCAACAAGAAAAGGTTTCTTAAAATCCTCCTGTAAACGGTTGAACCAATTATAATCACTTAATACACTCTTATTGACAATATCCCCTCCATGGATGGCGCAATCAATGCAGCCAAACCTTTGGCTGTATCGCAAAAAACGGCTAACAGCCGAATCATGCCCATGGGTATCTGCTATGAATGCAAATTCGAAAAAATTTACCTGAGAAGTGTCGTTATCGAATCTATCCCCATTATAATTATAATATATGGATGCAGCGATTACGGCAGATTCCTTATCCTTGTTATTCAGAATCACATCATTACTGCCGGTTAATGTACCTTCTTCAAATGATAACTCAATAATGGATGGTCCTAACTCCCAAGGTGGCATTTCTTCATTGCCATCATTGCGCCGTAAGGATATACGGATATAATGCACATTTGGCTCTCTCCGGTAAACACCTTCCGATGTATCGTCAAGCACAGTCCCGACTACCGTACCGGAAGAAGTGTACCCCATCAGGTATGCCTTGAAACGAGAATCCGTCTTCAACCTCACAATACTATAATTGCTGATATCTATCATATCCTTAGTTACCAATCGAATACTACTCGGAGTACTGACAGAACCGTCCGATTGAAGCGTACCTCTGACCCACTTGTCGTTAGGGAGATATACCGAATCATTCATATTCACAGACTTATAAGGTGCTGCCGGAGAATATCTCTGTCCGTCTTGATATATCGTCATTCCGGTTAATGGTATATCTGATTCGGAGAAGTCTTCTTCCGTGCCGGACGCCCCTTCATACGACATAGAGAAACCAACTTTAGCGAAATCATCGGGAGATATAGCACCATCATCGGTTCGCCTGAATGCTATCCTAAAAAAATTTACGCTCCACCAATCAGTAATGTTTTTGTCGGACCAACCATAATCATTGACCAATTGTCCATTTTCACCATATCCTATCAAAGAATAATTATACCCGGGATTTATACGTAAGGTATAATTTTTCTTAGGCTCTATCCGAATCATATTCTTCGTTATAATTCTAGTATCGGAAGAGGTTAGATTGCCTGACATATCAGTAGAGCCATTAATGATTTCACCCAAATCCATTTCTACCAGCACATATTGCGAGGATGTCTTTTTTAAAGATACGGCAAAATCTGTAATTTTAGCAGGGATGGTTACAGTATTTGTGCCACTCATCCAATCTGTTATATCTTCATATTTTACCGAAGCATCAATTCCGCCGATGAAGTACTGATATCCGTCATTGCATCTGAACTGATAGGTCCGATTCCCTTCGATAGAAATGAATTGTGATGATAGCCTGTTTTTTGCTGACGGGTTAATAGAAGTTCCGGAGCCAATACTACCTATCGATAGAGATATTGGGACATTAAACCAACCTGAGTCACCCGCCAATTTTTCCCCAATCTGATTAATTTTTTCCGAACTGCTCTCCAGTCCGGCAAGGTCTGTTTTTTTTGCATATCCGGCTAAATCAACATTACCTCCACCACCTGTCTTCCCGGTATCCATCCACGAACCGGCTGTTTCACAACGGTATATCTTCCCAGGGATAGAATCACCAACCACCGCCCAATCTCCGGGGGATGGATTTGGGTACTTGGACTTCAATTCCTCAACAGTTGGGAATAGCCCTTTATTTTTTGTCGCCGACAGACTCACACTATCTATGGCGGTAGAGATTTTGCTGAAATTCTCATTCAAACGAGCAGCTATATCCCGAAATTTTCCCGAATTCAGTATCGTATTTAAATTCATATATTATTTTTTTACTCTTAACACTCCACTTATGATTGAATCACCAATAGGGATTGATGTCATATATACACCTCCCGTTTCCACGCTGTCCTCAGAAGTAGGCCAATTACTTGAAAAAAGGTCAGATATATAATGTCTGGATGATATATCGGAATAAACCGCTTTCATTCCAACCCTCATTACCTCACCATTCCCACCTATAACCGTTACGTTCTCAGGTGCAATAAGGATGTCTGTTTTTTCAACCTTATTCTCAATTCTAATTCGTTCCGGATATACTGTGGTTTTCAGTAATTCTTCATTATTGCTGCTGTATTTTTTTAAAATAATATCTCCATATTCATAACCTTCTTCCGACCTGTCAAACCTCATCGTCACTGTCTCATTTCCTTCTGCCGTGAACATTTTCAAAGTCTTACTTACCGGATCTATCACAATCCTCTTACCATCAATAGCAGTTTCTACACGCCCCCTGAATAATCCTCCTACAGCGTATATGTATCCTTTTAAAAATATATCACCACCATGAGTTGCTATAAACTTGGCAAGATTACCCCACTCAGAATCAGAGGGACTGTAATCAGGATTGGATTTTAATCGGGCTATTGTACGCATAGCTTGCTGTAATGTTCCACCCGCCCAAAATGCCACATCGTCATCGTCATTATAAATACCTGAAATACCTGCGGTTACTTTTTGAAGCTTTCCGTTCTTGTAGTTCCCAAGCTGTATCATGTTAGCCAAAATCAAACCACCAAGAATGTCTACAGAACCATCTTTGATTGCATCCTGTATGTATTGCAGGTATTTGAATCTGTCTGCCGATTTATCGGTATCCAATCGTGATGGACACCAATCTGTCGGAATGGTACCTCTTTCCAGCTTAATATCGCACACTGATGCTTTGCCGGAAATAAAAAAAACGCCTAATGACCGACAGGTGAATTTATACACATATTTCTTATATGTATCGTTAAGAGACTCTGTAGAATTATAATTCCCATATCCGACAGTAAGAGATGTACCCTTGGCTCTTAAACTTATCACATACTGCTCCTCCAACATAAGGTTAACCTCTTGCGACAAGTAACCGATATCTGCTCTGTAACCGGACACGGCTTCACTGTCTTCTACGATATTCGCATCCCCTTCCCAGTACTTTATTTTTGGCGAATAAACTTCTGTGTCTGCCTGCATTTGTGTTGATTCTGATATATCAATGCTATCATAATCACCCGTAAACCCTGAATTTAATAAGAGATTTTCATTACCTATCTGCACGGCATTATATATCTCATCGGGAAGGTCGGTCAGATTGGCGGAACCGGTGGAGCCTTCTTGAATGTGAAGCTTCCCTTTCAATTCCACGCCTTCACCTTGGGTGAACTTAACAAAGCTGTTACCATCACGGTCCCCAATATACGCATCACCGTACACATGGAAAAACGCCTTGTTGTTAGTTTTGTCTACGCCATACTCAACATACTCCTTGTTCAAGTAGGAGTAGGAGTCTATACCGTGATACAGAGTAACACTCGGGCTGAACACATCGGTAGAAGAGAAAACAATGGCATTCTGTGCGTCAATATTGCTTTCATCCGTCACGTCCTTGTTGTCAATGCCTTTCCATTTGATTCGTGCACCAAGGTGGGCTACAGTATCACCCTTTGCCGGGATGTCACTGCCTGTGTCGCAATCCGCCATGCTGAGGTCAATATAGTGCAATTTGTATATGCCGACATTGATAGGCTCTTTGCTTGCCCCTACACATAAACGCCAATAATAATGGTTCGCTACCTGTTGGTATTCTCCCGGTTTTTGTATGTTGAAGTTTTTGCTCTGTACCTGGAAACCTGCACGGAAGCGGTTCTCCACTTCCACACCGTCCTGTTCGGCAAGGAAGAAACATCTGTACACGCCTTCGGGGACGCCATTGTCTACCGTTTCTTTATCCATCAATTGGAGTTCACTGCCATCTGCAAGCAATATAGGATTCCCGTCTGCCATTGAAAGTATGGGCGTTTGTTCAATGGTGCCCTTGGTCCAAACATCAATAAGCGTAACAGCACCACCCGGAGTTAGAACTATCTTTCCACCTACAGAATTTACATTTTGTATCTCCAATGATTCGAAATAGGCTTTCATGCGGACTTTCAGTTTATCAACCTCCGCATAGGTTTGACCTGTTTCCTTATCAACCATTATGATACCACCTGTACTACCACTGACAAATTTCCCTATTTCAAAAGCTTTGTCAGAGGATAACTTGTGCGGGGTACGGTCATCTTTATCTTTTCGCAAGAAGAAATTACTTCCAAAGGCTTTTATCAGGCTCTTAATTTGTTCTGAATTATATCCACCATTACCTTGACCACCGCTTACTATTGAATCAATCTGGTTCTGAATTTTTTCTAATGTGCCTACAATTTTTTCTTCCTTGAGAGTAATTTCATATTCTGGAATCATATCATCACCTTCTTTTATAGAAAGAGAATCAATGATTATACTCCCACTTATTCCCAAATCATCATCCTCAAACAACATCAAATCACCTTCTTTTATGGTATCATGAATGCTTGTCTGATTATTGGCAACAGCATCATCGTGTTGCCTTGCCATGTAAATATTGTCTACTTTGGGAATGTATGAATAACGAATATAGTCATTTTTTGCTAACCATTTTTTTGCAGATGAAAGTAATCGTTGGGAATGTGCTTTTATATAGACATCAGGCATTGATATATCTAATAATACAAACTTATCACCTGATTTTATATTATAATTTTTATATGGGAAGAACAGTTTTATTCCATCATCATATACACGAGTGCATGTAAGGATATATTTATTACCATGTTTCTCACATTTAGTTATTTCAAAATCACGTCCTCCACACATTCCGTCTTTCATTGACAAGGTAGCAGTTTCTCCCAAAAGGTAGTTGTTGATATCAAAACCTATATCCTTCAATGTGACAGTAAAATTCCCTTTTTCTATTTCCCCTTTATTATCTGCTTGACCATCATCGGTTAGCTGTTCGGCTGAGTACACTTCGTCAAGATTCCCATTATCTCCTGGGTCTATTGAAACAGTTATTCCTGCATCTTCGAGTTGCTGTGCTGTCATTCCCTCTATTGAAGGAAATATTTCTTCCAAACCTTCCTGGCTTCCATCAAAAAAAATAGTACCTTCTCTTATACCAAGTTCTTCTATGTTATCGCTGTCGATATAAGGGTCTAATGTTGTTTCGGGGAATCCAGGTAACATAAGGTTGTCTACTGCCATATTATTTGGCAGATAATTGCCGACAGAGGAACCGGATAATTTATTGTAATATCTGTCAGGCATATTTCGTGTGCTTCCATATGCTCTTAGACGAGTAACAATCTTTTGGTCAGCTTCGGCATTGCGTTCTATCTCATACAATCCTTTGCCTTTCCCATATTTAAAAATATTGTCTACTGCTATCCCAGCAGTGCCTATAGTGATCTCTCTTCCTCTTATTATGAAATTAGCTTCAAATTCAGAGTTTGTTAATGCAAGTGCATCCCATACATTTATTGTATCTACACTTATGTTGATATTTTTCTTGTTGACATATTCAGGATGAACGATTACAGTCCATTTTTTATTCCCTGTATATATACGATCAAGGTTTACCTGAATGCGTTCAGCGAGATTTGATATAGATGATGCAAAAAAGCTGAATTTTGGCAGTGAGGTAAAATGTATATTGTTGTCATTGGGAACATAATCAAGGAAATCACATCTCGCAAGTTCGTCACTTAAAGAGTTGAATTTTACATTGTCATAAGTGAATGCGTCTCCTGTAGAATTTTTACTTGCTTTCTTTAAAATAGTAGGGTCATAGTTTATTTCAAAACGTTCCCCACGATATATAAGATAATCACCTATTGCAAACTCTATAGGGGATTCGCTTTTTATAGTACAAACAACAGAACATTCACCCATAAATTCACCATTATATTCCAACTGATGAATTTTACATTTTGCTATCTGTCCTGTTTTATTATATATCGTCCAACTCATAACACTTTTTCTGTAAGTCCCGTTATTGTTTCACCAATGCCCTTTACCGGAGTTACTCTTGATAAAGGGTTGTCAACTTTCATAGTAAGCTCAAATTCCATAATATCATCAAGATTGCCTTTTGTAAGTGTAGGCTTTCCTATTTTAAAAAGTCTGCAAGTCCGACCTATTCCGTCATGTGGAACAAACAGCTTTGTTTCCACCCCACTACCATCTTTTCCTGTCAAATAATCTAACAGAAAGTCCATTTTGTCCCATGCTGTATTTGGTTCCCCTTTATAAGCTATCCTTATAGTTATATTGTATGGTTTTAAAGGAAGGGTAGGAGGTATATAAGTGTCTTCTCCGTTTTCATCTGACCAATTCCTTGAAGGGAGGTCCTTGATTTCCATGTCTGGTAAAGATATACCCATACATACCATTCCGAAATCAGTAAGACTGTCTTTCAAAGAGGAACTTTCCTTTACTTTTTGCATTAATATGGAATAAGGCTTGCTCATCGTACTATTGTTTGTTATATAAGATCATTTTATAGAGTATTCGCTAAGATCTATCTGTATTCTGTCAGTTCCTTTGCCGTATTTATCGCGCCACTCCTTGGCTTTGCGCTCCACATCGTAGGCATCAGCTTTGTTAAACTTGTTTTTTTTGTTTCTTTTGTCCTTATGGTTGTATACTGTTATTGGGCAATCAACTGCCATAAGTTCTATTTGTGCTGCGGTATATCCCCAATAATATCCCCACATTGGAATATTCCACAGTCCCCATAGCAATTTCAAGGGCTCTGTGAGGCATCCATGTTTTTCTCCGATGAACCATGCTGCTCCCCAGTCTGTCCTCGAAGGATACGCCTTGCTTCCTCCCTCGTCTTCATCATCTCGGTATCCCTCATCTCTGTCAGATATATGATAGACATGAAGTAGCTCTCCACATCCTCTTTTTTTTTACATGTTTCCAATAATGGCAGATATTCTGCATCGGTGTATTGCTTCACATAGAAAAACCATCTCCAAAGAAACCAATAAAGAAAAAATATCGAGAAATAGCCGTTAAGCAGAAGAGCTGCCACACATTTGGCATTCACTTTTCGCTCGTCCTTCTCGTTTAAGATGATGTCTGTCACCTTGCTTTTGGCTCCGTTTCTTATATAACCTATCTTCCATTTGGATTTTCCAAGAATGACAATATCCTTCTTATTGCGTTTTACCGCATTAAGTTCTCTCTCATCAGCTTCTGTAGGCTCTGATATTATCTTTCGTTTTGTCATGATTATATATTCGTTAATGAACAGAAGTGGATATGCATTATTCCACCTCTGTTTTCTAAAAAAATCTCATTAACCACCTATTGTTTTCCATAAAATCATAATGTCAGCACCTTCACTGTTCTCTAAAGGGCTGACGGCAACATTGAAATAAGCTGGATTGTCACCATCAGCAGCAACAAGACTAGAATACATTTCCACATTAGGCAAGGCGATAATAGTCTGTCTGTCTTCGCTGAACATTAATAAAGAGCCTACAACTTTTTTGGGAGCAAGAGAGTATGCGCCTCCTGAGTATGTTACGCCCTCAACAAGAATACCTTCTGTACTTGTGATATCTCCTCCTACCTTGTTCATCAACAAAGAGTTTACAGGTCCTGCAATGCTTGCCACTTGGAATGAGATGTCGCCATCTCCTTTCGTTGCCTTGCTTACCCATGTACTTCCTGTAGTAAGTTTGATTTTAGTAACTTCTGCATCTCCGGTATTAAAATTTACTCCTTCTTCAAGTACTGGAAATTCTATATCGACAGTAAATGCTTTGCCTAAATCTGCTGCCTTTATTTCAGAACTCTTGAAATAAATTTCCTTTACGTCATTGAAAAGTGTTTTCAAATCGGTCAGTTTGGTTGTAACGGTTAGTCCTGCCATAATTTTGTCGTTTTTATTGTTTTACTTTGTGTTTGTTAATATGAATAGCTGTCGGTTGTGTTTACCAACAACTTTGCTTGTATGTTCCATACGGTGAAACCTAATCCATCATCTCCTTTAAGGACTATCTTCGGATTCGTTACCGAATATCTCTCAGAAACAATTGGGAATTTCTCAAGAACGGCATTAAGTATTTGTTCTAACTCCCTAGTCGGAGATATTCCGCTGCTACGGTTCCTCACAAATATCTCTATACGCATTGTAGTTTTCTGCCATGCATTCTGATCATCAATAGCTATCGGCAGAGATACCACTATCATATTATCCGTTTGTTTGGATAAAGCGGATGGTCTGTGTTCTGGGAATACCCTTTCTGCCACATCTGAAAGCCTTTTACATATGTCTTTCAATATTTCACTGATATAGTGCTTGGTTATATGCGCCATCAGGATATCGGTTTTAGATTGTCTAACAATATACTTTTAAGCCCTTGGTATGTTTCGGTTAGAACATTAAGTTTGCGTGTGTTTTCCAAATAAACTGAATATTCTGTTCCGGTGGTCATTACTATGGCATATCCTTTTTTAGGGCTTCCCTTATAACTTTGTAGAAAATTTAATGAGGTTTGCTGACCATATAAATTATCTACATCAACTGCTCCACTTACACTCCTTGCCTTTCCTTCATAAGGGCGTGTCAAATAGATGGTTTTACCCTTCTGTATTTTTAACCTTATTGGTTTCCTTAGCCTATCTCCGGAAGATATTACGAATGCAAGTTTACCGTCAATATAGAAGCCACAGGAGTAAGAGGTTTGAGTGTTCCCGGTAAAACCGTCGAATTGTCTTTTTCTCTCTGCATCATCTATCAGTTGGTAGCATATTCTTGCCATTTTGTCTATAAAATAAGCATTTTTTATGGCTTTGAACATTTGTACACCTTCATCAAACCCTTCTATCTTCCCCATATATTTAGTTTTTAGACATATTGAAATAAACTGTGGTTCCCATTTCAGTAGGGTAGGCATCAGTCACTGTCAGCTTTTTGTTAGTTCCCGTATAGTCGGTCACATCCAATATACATCCTGTACAAACGCCCTTTACTAGCCCAGGTATATCAACCGCATAATCTCCTTTTAATACATTGTCTGTTTTGAATGTGCGTAGGTTACTACTTCCATATTTATTGCATTTGCCTTCGTACAACACAGTTTCTACGCCATCATCCCATGATGTTTCATCGGATATCTTGTATACTCTGCATGTATGTGGGAATCGTGGGTTGCTTACTTTCGCCATAACTTCATACCATAGGTTTTCATCCGTATCGTCCCTTTTATAGCATTCTCTCCATATTTTTTGTAGATATCGTTAGCCATAGCTCGAAGATTGCGCTTATCGAAAGCGGAACTTTGTGTACCTCCTTCTTTGTGTTTCCATACACCGTTTGCATCTTCAATGCTGCCAGTTACACTTGGGGTGCTTGCACACCACATATATAAGTCGGCTTTGCATAATTCTTTCGTTCGTTTATCTATATCCCTTATATCAAGATTGGGGACAAGTTCACGATCTATCAGAATTGAGTTAATAGCATTATCGCTTACATCGAATCCGACACAACCACGGAGATAAGACTCTATGGTCGTGTTGAGTTCTGTAATATTTTGAGAAGCATTAGTCATTATTCCCCTTTAATTTCTAGATAATACATCCACCGTACCTTATTTGGAACTACTAGCCCTGTTACTTCGGATTTGATTACTTGGGTCATTGTCTCGTCATCAAACAGTTGACGAATCAAAGTGCGTCCACCGTCATACAAAGCTGTTCTCGCTCCCGGCGTTTCCATATAGATAGGCTTACCGCATTGGACATCACCAATAGCACCATTTGGAATATAAACCATAACTCCTTCGTTAAAACTCTGTAAGTTAACATATTCCATCTTTTTGGCGGTCTTGTTGTATTTTTCAACAACAGATATAGCATCGATTACTACAATAGGAGCTCCAACTCTCGCCTCAATGAATGCTTTAAGAGTTTCATCGTCAATCAAAGAACCTAATGCCTTTTTATTAGCATCATCTGTAACATCTGGGCGTGTATAAGTTACATATAAATTACGGAAATATGGGAGCATCATCAAATCATCCCATGTAGTTTTACTAACTTCCCAATGTCCGGCAGGAGCAAAATCTTTTTGTTCGCTGTTACGTTTCACATCACGCATTACTTTTATAGGGTCAATGGCATTAGTATCAAATTTTTGAGTGACTGTTCCATGAGAACTATCTTTAGAATACCAATGACTTTTTTGAATATTCTTAGAAGGAACACCAAAATCTATTTCTGTGGTAATGCCTAATGGGTTATTGGTGGCATTGATTACTAGCTTCCCTTTATTGGATACAATTTGATGACGTTGGTGGGCAATAGTATTATAATTACCACCAATCAAATCGTCAATACCGTTAAATAATAATTCCATAATGGTATCTTCGATTTCCGGCGTAGTATCTCCAATAGCATTGGCGAGCATCATCTTCTCTCGGAGGATTTTGCGGCTCATTACAACTTCATGCTTAAATGTAGGTAAACCACCCATTTTCAAGCTGAGACCATCAGTTGATTTGGTTGCACCGTCACTGTCAATATCCACATAAGTTGCCATAGTGTATGGGCGGATAGTTGCCTCAATCTGCTCATACGTAGGATTGATTGGAATATTAGGATTCAAAGGGAAACCCATCTGTGAGAACGTTCTGTCTGCATTGTATTTTTCGGCAAACATATCGTTGATGTATTTAGTCAACGCACTACCTTGTTTATCGCTTACGTATCCCATTGAAGCAAGTCCTTTTGCTACAATGTCGTAGAATTGTTTGTCTCTTGTGTACATTATATCCTCCTTTCTTTAGGCTTCTCTTACAAATTCAATCATTGGGAGATTAGACTCCATGGCTGTAGGAATACTTGCTCCTACTACTCTGTCTGCATAAATTCTTCCTGCTCTCACTACGGCACAAGTAGCTAAAGTGCAACCTTCGGGAATGCAAACATCTTCAAAAATCAATCCGTTTACAGTGTTTGTAATATCGGTCCATTTGGAAGCATTGAAAGATTCAGGAGATTCAATTTTTGTTTTGTTCTTATATATTTTACCTCCATTCTCTACGATATCACCTACTTCATAAGTTTTTTGTTCATACGCCGGTCCAGCCAGCACCACTACCGTTTTACCTGCTCCCATAAATTGTACCGGTGTACCTGCACCAATAACTGTACCTGCCGGGTATTTGGTGTGATTTATCATGCCACCTCCCTGATACAGTTCTCTTACTCTGCTCCACACAGGAAAATGGCCTCCGAACTCTGCACTTCCTTGTGCTATGGTATTAAAAGTACCTTTTTGTAAGTTCATACTTGTTTTGTTTTAATTTGTGTTTGCGTTAATACTCTCTCAGTCTTGCTGCTCGTTTTTTGGTAATTTCCCTTGGCTTTGCATACGGGCTTTGAACGCTTCTCGTTTCACTTTGGCAGCTTCTTTATCTGCTGTTCCTCCATTACCGCCACTGCCTTCCCCTCCGTAAGGAGACGCTCCGTTACCAAAATACGACTTCAGTTTTTCCTCATAAACATTCTTAACAGCATTCATGAATGCAGTATCATCCATGCCTTCTTTCAATTCTGTCATTTGAACAGCGTCATTCCATAAGGCAGTGTTCTGTACTTTCAGTTCCTTTGCTTTCCCTTTAACAGCACTACGTATTTGATCCATGGAACGTTTCTGTTGTTCTCCTTTCAATTGAGCTCTGAGTTCTTCAACGCTTTTTTTCAATTCGTCCAACGCTCCATCTTGTTGTTGCGATGATTGTTGAGTCTGTGGCTTGTAATTTTTAACAAATTCGCTTTGTTCATGCCGCATTTGTCCACCCATGGATTTTAGGATTTTCACATGTGTGTTCACGTAATCATCTGTCACAATTGCATCATCCGTAATACCGGGAAGAATCGCTTCAAGATATGTGTCAAGTGTCCTTACAGATAATCCGGTGTCTCCGTACATCTGCGTGTTAGCATCAGGTTCTCCGATACTTGGCTTAAATTTGGATAAAAGGGTCTCTTTGTCCATAATGTTCGTGTCTTATTTTGTGTTTATGTTGAAAAAAATAGAGCCATATCAAAGTGGGGTTTCCACCTCGATACAGCTCTATCGGCTTTATATCTTAATCTATTATGTCGTTGCGGAAGGTGGAATCGAACCACCGACCTCTTGGTTATGAGCCAAATGAGCTACCAACTGCTCTATTCCGCGATATTATTTTATTCTCCGTTCCCTGTTGCATTGATGTCAATATAGTGTTTGCATCTCCTACATTTTACCCGAAGCATAACAATTCCTTTAAGGTAACGTATTTCGCCTATCTTTTGACCACATACAGGGCAGATTGCCATAATTCCCTTGATCTCTGTCTCATCAAAATTTATTTCTGTATGAATCTTTATCATAGGCTTTCTTTTCTGCAAAGATAAATGTTATAATCTGATTTGCAAATAAAAATAGGATATATTTTCTTTATTTTAATGGAGTATATATGTATATTTGCATAAACAATTGTAGATACAAGCCAAAGAGCTGTGTTACCCATACTGATTGTATGGATGCACAGCTCTTTTCTATTGAATATGGATATAATAGATTGCAAGTTAAAAACAAAGTACGGTCAGGATGTGCTTGATTCTAATTATATACTTTCCCTTCGTGAAGTGGACAGGAAGAACCCAAACAGGTTGAAGATTATCGCACAAGCAGGGGGACAAGAAAAGCTATTGTCCACTAATGCTGATATATGCATATATGGTGGGCAGCGCGGTGGAGGAAAAGCACTGATATTCGATGAACCGATATGTACTCCATTTGGTTTTAGAAAGATACAAGAAATAAAAGAAGGTGATATTATAACTGGACTTGACGGGGGCATGCAACGGGTTATATACAATTCCTATCAAGGCTATAAGGAATGCGTAAGGCTGAAATTTGTTGACGGTTCATACACAGACTGCTGCATAGACCATCTTTGGAATATAAAGCAATCAAATTATTGTTCCAAGAAACGTACCATGTATAGATTGGGGCTTAATGACGAATGGAGAGTATGGACTACAAAGATGATTATAGATCATATGGAAAAACAAAAGGGGAAGAAGCGACCAAAACATCTTTCCATTCCATTATGTAGTCCTGTAAGATTTACAAGGAACAAGCCATTTAAGTCCAAATTCAATCCGTATATAATTGGTGCTCTTATTGGGGATGGGTGTATAACGGAGAATATAATAAACGAGAACAGCTGCATTATGCTGTTCAATCCAGATGAGGAAGTTATCAGTGAATTTAAGAATAATGTAGAATATTCTTCTTGTAAATTCAAAGGTGGGTGTTATCACATGCGAATAAACGACAAAGAACTTATTGACGAAATACAGAAGATTGGGATAGTCGGAAGTTCTGTTGAGAAGCATATTCCAAATATGTATTTATATGGTACATTGGAAGAAAGATGGGCACTTATTCAAGGAATGATGGATACGGACGGAACGATTGACAGCAGAGGTCACCTTTCTTATACGACAGTAAGCAAGAACCTTGCAGAAAATGTGAAGTTTATTATAAACAGCTTAGGCGGATTGGCGACAATAAGCAAGGGGAGAGCCGGGTATAGAAATTCACAGGGTGAGTATGTTCGATGTAATGATGCCTACAATATTTATATAAGAATACCTGATGCGGAAAGATTATTCAAAGTACAACGCAAAAAGGATAGATGTAAGCCTTATAACGGTGGCATAAGCATTAATGCGAGAAGAATTGTAGGATACGAGAGAATAGGAATAAAAGAATGTTGTTGCATTGCGGTGACAAATCCCGATAGTTTATTTCTTACAAGGGACTTTATTGTCACCCACAACTCCTATGCACTACTTATGGAAGCGTTGAAGGATGTAAAAAATCCTAATCTTCGGTCTATCGTGATGCGTCATGAATTGAATGACCTTTCAGATATAATCGAAACATCATATCAGATTTATACACCATACGGCAAATACAACAAATCTAAGAATGATATGACTTGGAATTTTGACCGTGGAGGGTTTTTGGAGTTTTCTTATCATGCCGACAGCGTAGAGGACTTTAAGACACGTTTCCAAGGACATCAATACTCGTATATTGGCGTAGACGAAATAACACACATGGACTATCCGAAATTCAAATACATGATAACATGTAACCGTAATGCTTTTGGTTTGATAAATCGTTTTATTGGTACTTGTAATCCTGACCCTGATTCGTGGGTCGCTCGTTTTATCGATTGGTGGATAGGAGAGGATGGTTATCCAATTCCCGAGCGTGATGGCATTATCCGTTATTGCTTTATGGACGGAGAAGATGTTTCATCTATATATTGGGGAGATACACGTGAAGAGGTATATAAGCAATGTAAACACATTATTGAAAAATACTATCGAAAGGAATACGAACAATACGGTTCTCCTGAAGAATTGTTCATCAAGTCTGTAGCGTTTATTGAAGGTAAACTATCAGATAATGTCCAGCTTCTTCGTTCCGATCCGACTTATCTAGCCAATCTTGCAAATCAAAGCGAGGAACAACGTGCAAGGGATTTAGATGGCAACTGGAAATACCGCTCAATAGGTGATGATATGATAAAGCTACAGCACATGGAAAATTTTTATAAGAATGCTTATTGTCCCGGAGATGGTGTACGCCGGGTATCATGTGACGTGGCTTTTGATGGTGGAGATGCTATGGTCATGTGGTTATGGATAGGCAATCATATTCAAGACTTGTATGTATGCCGGTTTAACTCAAAAGGCGCAGTTAACGCTGTAAAGACAAAACTCAATGAATGGCATGTGCGTGAAGAGAACTTTACTTATGACCTTAATGGGTTGGGACAGGCTTTTAAAGGTTTCTTCCCTAAATCTGTGCCTTTTAATAACAGGGAATCTGTAGCGGATGAATACAAGTATATTTATGCTAATATGAAATCACAGGCGGCTTATATGTTCGCACAGGCTGTGATAAACTGCGACATTTCTATTTCAGAAGATTTATTAAAGAGGAAAATAAGCACACGTTCATTCACGGATACTCCTCTTACATTGGTGCTAAATAAAGAAAGGAAGGCTATACGCCAGAATGTGACGGAGGCCGACAAAGGTTTTTCTCTTATAAAGAAAACGGAAATGAAAGCATTGGTCGGTCATTCGCCTGACTTTATCGAGGCTCTTTTGATGAGGTTTGTATTTGATATTAAACAGAAACATCATACGAAGCCTAGAAGATTGCCGAGATATGTCAATCCTTTAAGGAGATTTGTAAAACAATAAACACAAGATAAACATGAGAACAAGAGACATTAAATCAAAGCGACCATTTCGAAGGATACGCCCGGATGGTTACATATCACATGGTAGATTTTCTTCTTTGGGAAATGCGGAAATGCCTTCTGATGTGATTAATTTTGATATCGTAACACAAGCGGACTTTCTTCGTGAATTTTATCCTACGGGACATGCAATCAATGACCCTACTATCTATCCAGATATTTGGAGGGAGGAAGATATTCCTGTATTGGATGAATCTGGGAATGATACAGGGAAAACCACACGTAGGTTATATAAAGAATTAGTTCCTCGTTATGCTTTTGCCTTTCAACAGATAATTACTGTTAAACATCTTGTACATCTGTGTGGGAATGATGTGCAATTTGAGCTTAATTCCACTAAGACAACCGAAAAAGAGAATGAGGATTTTGCCATTTATCGTACAGGATGGCTTAAAAAGGATATGGAGATAGCTTTTTATGAATCAGCCAAATCAGTGAAAGTTACCGGAGACAGTGCCTTTGTCGGTTATCTGAGAGATGGAGAGTATTATTGGAAAACATTGTCTTATCTTAATGGTGATACATTATACCCACACTACGATTCGGTTACAGGGAAAATAAATCTGTTTGCACGTGCTTTCAGAGATTATAATGAAAATGGAGATATATTGACTGAATGGTTGGAAGTATGGGATGATACATATTTATATAGATACAGGCAAGGGAGCGAAGGGAATAAGACGCTTAAAGAAAGATTGTTAGGTATATTTGGTATTAACGGATATATATTGATATCTAAAAAGCCACACGGATTCCCATTTATTCCTGTGGCATATAAACGTGATGATAATGGTGCTTGCTGGTCTATGTCACAAGATACAATAGACGGTTATGAAATGTCATTTTCCCAAATGGCACACAATAATCAGGCTTATGGTGAACCCATTCTTGTATTCCAAGGAGAGGGGGATAACTTGGATGCATTGAAAGATGTGAATGGTACAATTAAATCGCTCTCTATGACAGCTGAAGATAAAGCCTCATACCTGCAAGCACAATCCGCATCAGACAGCTATATGAAACAACTTGATACACAATATAAGATGATATTCTCACAGTCATTCATTGTTGATCCTCCCGAATTGAAATCAGGTGATTTGCCTGCGGCAGCTTTGAAGATTTTATATTCTCCTGCTTATGAGAAGGCTATGAATGATTGTTTGGAATATCAATCTTTTCTTAATGATATGGTGAAAATATTTTCCTATGGTTATGGAGTGGAGATGAAAAAGACTATAGATTTCACTAATCTTAGCATGAAATGGTGGCTGGAACCCTATGTTCATGTAAACTCTTCTACTGTGATTGCCGATCTTGCATCTGCCGTGGTAAATGGTTTCATTTCTCGTCAGACTGCATCGGAGAGAATAGAAACACTTTATGCTACCAATGCGGAGTGGGACAGAATATTACGTGAAAAGAAAGAGGAAGGAGAAAGAGAATTACTGAATCAGATAAAATTGCAAGAGGCAAAGACTAAAAACGCATCAAATAGTAATAGTTCATCATCACAAACAACAAAAAAAGAATAAGCCATGTTGAAATATTCCACAAGATTCAAAGGGGAGAACAAACGCCTTTTTATTACCGCCCAGCACAGAGCCGTTGCCGATCTTATGATTATGGGTTGGACTCCCAATGACGCTTATATTGCAGTAGGTTTGTATAATGCCGCTTTTTCTGATGAATACAACAATACCCAAATCATGCAGATTACAGAGGACAAGCGTTTTTTAGAATATATGCAAAAGAAGGAGCGTGCCATTGCCCGTGGTTATAAAAAATCCGTTCCTGCAAGTATCGGGACAGACGAGGAAGAGAAAGCTAAAACATCGAGTTTTCGTTCCAAAGACGAGGTGATAGATGCTTTAGTTGAAACTGTTGGAGATTTAAGAGGTAAAGAAAAAGCGGATGTGCTTATGAAGATTGCAGATTTACAGCAGATGAAGAAAGAGGAAGTTATTGAAGAAGACAACACAGTGCACTTCTATTTACCTATTTCTTGTAAAATATGTGAGCTATATTTAAAAGCTAAAAAGAGGAAACCCAAACAGGAAGAGATTAATGATGATTCAGAGGTAGGATAAAAAGCGGAGTTTTCTCCGCTTTAATTATATTGCAAGTCATTTCTTGTCTGACTTAAAATCCTCCATTCTATAATATTGCGATGGAAACACGCTTAAGCTGCTCCCCAAGCTCAGATAAGGCGATTGAAAACGTTTTCAATTCATCCGGGGTAAAATCGGCAGGCTTACCGTTTACAATATTGCCATTTATACGTTGATACAACCATTGGCGAGACTTCCCGAAATAATGCTCTGCAATATATGACATAGAAGCGAATCCAAGTATATGGTCTAGTTTTTGTTTACGGTCAACAATCTTTGAGATTTTTTTAGCTTCATCTATAGCCTCTTTCGCACCTTCCTTATACGCCTGTGCGAACTCTTTTCTTTCCGCTGGAGACAATGATGCGAGGAAGGCTTTAAATCGCTTGTCATATTCTGCCTTTTGTTCTTTGGTTTCCAATAAGACAAAATCAGCTTTCCATTTCTTAAGTTCTAATCTTACGTCCATGGTAATTTTGTTTTTAGTTATCTTGGAAAAGGTAGCTCCACCTATGGGGAGCTACCACTTTCTTTCAGCTTGTTTTTGGCGTCAATTAAGTCATCTAACGCGTCATTGACGCTTCCTTCAAGCTCCTCGTCTGAAATCCAGTCGGTCTCCCGAATGTCATCCCAGTAGAGAGAAAAGAAGCTAAGGTCTTTTTCCGCAGCTTCAATCCGAGCCTTTAGCTCTTCTTCGTCATCATACATTGTGCACTCTGTCTTATGACAGTGCAAATATAATAACCTTTTGGTAATTATACAAGGAAAGGGAAGTTTTTTTTAGTTTGTCTTTGCCATATTGTGAGGTGTATTATAAAACATACACTAGTATAGTGTGTCTTTTTTCGTACAAAAAAGCCCCGAACTTGAGGAACGGGGCTGAAAAATCATTTCTTTACATCATCTAATGGGACATAGAACGTTGTAGTTGTAGGAGTGTAAATACCAAAAGTTATACATCCTAAGAACCCATTAAGGAAAGTCCAATTGTTTTTGATGGCATAATTCTCTTTTTCTCCTATGTATTTTTTTGCATCTACTTTTGTTTTACCACCAGGTACTAGACCATATAAAAAGTGATGATTAGTTACGGAATTTACCTTTATTGATGGGTCGTCAGCTTTCATATTACCAACACACACTTTTGTATTAAAACAAGATGTCATTAAAAACGCAAAAGAAGCGCATATAAATACCTTTTTCATAATTGATAAATATATTTTAAATTTAGATTTGTTTGCAAAAGTATGTAATTATTGGCTTATTATGTAATTATTTTTATGAAAAATCCTATGTTATATGGTAATTAGACTAAATATAATTGTAAAATATAGAATATATGACTTGTTTTCTCCGCTTTCGCAAGGTTGGCACAAGTAGCCTATGCTAATAATATGTTATGCAACATATTTTTGCCACTTCTCAATTCTTTCTTGCTTGCTTATATTTTACATGTAATTTATTGTATAGCAATTGACATTCACTGCTTTTACTTTCTTGCTTTTGTTTATATATTGCCGATTGTCAATGTTTTAACATTTGCAAGGAAGAGAAAATAGACTTATCTTTGTTTCAGAAAATTCAAACAGGTTCATTCTTCTTGGCAGTCGGGTAGCTTGTAGTTAAAATATTATTGGGCATTTATCTTTGAAGCAGACTGCCAAATTAGGCTTCACTGATAGGTGCCCTTGCTTTTTCAAATACGTTTATGTATGAACAATCAAATTAAGGTATTATCTTATAATTTTGTATGTTTGAATAATATTCAATCATTTCAACTAATTGTAATCCCTTAAAATTGAAATTGATTTTTCTTTTCCCAAAATTAGGAAACTCTATAACATAATATCCGTACTCTGTAACATCCAATATTCTACCATTACCAAACATAGGGTGATTTACTTTTGAACCTTTTTCAAAAACTTGTGATATTTCGTGTTCTATTATTTTTGAACTGTAATTTATATCATATTTTATTTGGTTCTTATCGAAAGGTATACTTTCGTCAGATATGCAATATTTTTTTGTCTCAAAAATAAATCTTGAAGGCATTTTATCTGTTCCGAAAGACTGGTTATATCCTAAAGAATCAGTTAAAAACAAATTGTCTTTTGCCCTTGTCATTGCGACATACATAATTCTTCTCTCTTCTTCTGTTGCAAGTATTCCTCCCTCTCTTATACTTCTCCAACTCGGTAATATACCATCTGTAAGATCATATATGAAGACATTTTTAAATTCTAATCCTTTTGATTGATGTATTGTCATTATACTTATATTGTCTCCATCCTTTTTATAATCAAGATTGGTGTATAATGCTATATCTTGTAGATATATACTAAGTGATATATTTTCATCTGAATGTTCTTCTTCATACAATTTGGCAGATAAAACAAGTTCTTTAAGATTTTCCATTCTTTCCTCATCGCCATTCTCTTTTAAGGTTTGTCTTATACCACTTTCATCTATCAGATATTCCATAATATCTGAAATGGAAAATAATTCTTTCATTTTCCGAGATTCATTGATCAGTTTACAAAATGATCTTGCTCCTTTCTTGTCAAATTCAGGAGAGTATAGGTTATCATATAAAGTATCATACAAAGATCTATTGTCATACAATGCCCTTTCCTTTAATTTATTGACAAAAGCATTACCTAATCCACGTTTAGGGGTATTTATTATACGTAGAAAAGAGAAATCATCATTTTCTTCTATCATCCGTAAGTAAGCAAGGATATCCTTAATTTCAGCCCTCTCAAAGAATCTTATACCCCCATAAACTATGTATGGAATTTTTGATTTAATTAAAGATTGTTCTATGTTTCTTGATGAATAAGAATTCCTATACAATATAGCAATATCTTTAAACCTATCCCCATTATTTTTAAGTGATTCTATCTTTTTACAAATCCAAGATGATTCGTCAGATGAGCAACTTGCATGATGCCATATTACTTTTTTTTCTTCTTCATTCCTGTGAGAGAGCATTTCCTTATCAATCCTGTTTACGTTATTTTTAATAAGACTGTTAGACGTATCAAGTATGCACTTTAATGAACGATAATTGTCATTCAGTACTATATTGGTGCAAGGAGTATGATATATATCGAAATCTATAAGAAATTCGGTTTTTGCACCTCTCCAACCATAAATAGATTGGTCAGGGTCTCCTACCACAAATAGGTTCTTATTTATTTCGCTCAACTTATTGGCAATAGCCCATTGTTTTTTGTTATTATCTTGTGTTTCGTCAACCATTACATAAGAAATTCTATCACTCCATTTTTCTATCACTCCAGTATGGTTATTTAATATATGCAATGTAAAATATATCAAGTCATCAAAACTAAGTATATTATATTTTCTCTGCCTTGTTACGAATGCTGAAAAGACTCGACTCCAATAAGTAGGTTTTTTCTGTTCTTTGTCATCAAAATAGTACACATAATCAGGATAATTCTGTTTCGCTTCTGATATTTCCAAAATTGATGCCTTATATTTCTTCTCAGTGGCTGTAATCTTTAGTTCGGGATATATTTCCTTTAAGATAGACAACTCATCATCGTTATCCATAATTGTGAAGTTTTTCGCTAAATTCATTCTATATATTTCTTCTCGAAGAAATTTTAAACAGAACGAATGAAATGTGCATATAAAATCGCCAGTCTTACCTTTCCCTATGTATTTTTCTATCCTATCTTTCATCTCTCTCGCTGCTTTATTCGTAAAAGTAAGACAAAGAATGTTGCTAGGAGATATACCAAGTTCATTTACCATATACGCATACCTACAAGCAATAGTCATTGTTTTTCCTGAGCCTGGACCAGCAATGACACGCACATACCCTTCAGTTGTTTTTACTGCTTTCTCCTGATTGTTGTTTAATTTCTCTGATAAATATTCCATTATTTTTATTTTTTTTACAAAAGTATTAATAAAACAATATTTTGACAGTTTGTGTATCCTGCATAATATGTGTTATACAGCATATTTGATAAAATATAATCATAGAATGTGGAATATATAATTGAATATTTTTATTTTTGCAAAAAAAGACAGGATATGGTTTGGATATGCAGAGGTAATGCGTATCTTTGCGGTGTTCAAACTAATTGCGGTACGAAGCCGCACAAATAGCGGCATTTTTTGTGCCCATACATATTAAGTGTATCTTAAAATATTAAAGATATAACTGCGCCGTGTCGGGAAGTGGAAACACTCTCGGAGCTTGCAATTAGGCTTGAACAACACGTAGCGCAGTTTTTTTTTATTGTTCAAACTAATTGTTATGGCAGAATTAGTAATTCAAAGCAGTAACGGCAACGATGTTACTACTTCATTAATCGTTGCACAGGTGTTCGGAAAGGAACACAAGAATGTATTGAGAGATATTGAAAGCCTCTCATGTTCAGAAGATTTTAATCGGCTCAATTTTGAGCGCATCACTTACAAGGATGCAAGAAATCGGGAACAGACAGCTTACGAAATGACCAAAGACGGTTTCAGTTTCCTTGTCATGGGCTACACAGGCTCAAAAGCTGGTGAGTTCAAAGAAAGATTCATCAATGAGTTTAACAGACGAGAAGCATTGCTCAAGAATGACGATTACATCCTTATGCGTTCCCAACAAATTTTGCAGAAACGTATAGAGATTGCAGAGCAGAAGATTAAGCAGCTTGAGGACAAAAACGCCAAACAAGAGCCTTATGTATTATTTGCAAAGACCGCATTCAAGGCAGAGGGGAAAGTGGACATAGGTCAAGCCGCCAAAATACTCGGACTGCCGTTCGGACGCAACACGCTTTTCAAGAAGCTAAGGGAAATGGGAGTATTCTTTGCAAACAGGAACGAACCGAAGCAAAAGTACATTGATGCAGGATACTTTGAAATGACACTACTACCGCCAATACACCGTGACAATCATCCCGATATAATTTGTCAGAAGGTGTTGTGCAACCCAAAAGGATTAGCATTTATTAATTTTATGTTTGTCGGTAATCCTCCCGAAAACAAACTATCGCCAATAGTGTAATTTAAACCATACAAATTTTATTTTCCCCACCTTGTTTATGAGGTGGGCGGACCTTTTACACACTAAATTTACTAGAAATGGAAATATCATTATATCATAATCAGAAAATCACGATAAGTGTAGAAGAACTTAATGAAATTAAAGCAAAGAACAGAGTGCTTTCAAGGGATTTGCAGAAATCTATAAACGATTATGTTGACTTATTGGCTGTTTTGAAGAAAGAACGTGAATCCAATAGTGACAAAGCCAAGAAATGGGATGCGTTCAGCAATTCACCTCTTTACGGTGCTATCGGATGCCTGATAAACGATTGCCAAAACGCACAGATGAATTTCTCATATCTTTTGCAATACATACAGGAATGTGTTGCGGATAATGACGAAGTACCTGTATATATGGAAGAGATTCAAGCTGCCACATACCGGTATTTGGAAATCCTTTCAGGGATAAACAAAGAATACAATACTTTGAAAGATTTATTTTGATTATAAAATCTTGCAAATGATTGCTTTTTCTGTAAAAACGTAGAAAATATAACTATATTTGCATAGTTATTATAAAGCCAAAGAGCTTGTTAAGATTGGGAATCCCTATTCTTGACAGGCTCTTTTTTTATTTCAGCACAAACACAAAGTAATATTATGGCAGACTTGGGCAATTTATTCTTCTCCATGCGCATAAAAGATATGACGGATGAAGATTTTAAGAAACTGGAAAAGAAATTGGAGCAGAGAGGCATGAAGATAAAACTTACCGCATCTAATATTGACCAGTTTATAAAAGATTTGCAGACACAGATTCGTAGTAAAACGCTGAACATTAATGTAAAGCCTATTGGGGTAGGTAGTACAGGAGCTGCAACTACGGCAGCAGACTTAAGGCATCAGCGTATGCTTGAGGTGCAGCAGCGTATGGCGAATGCAGCGGCTTTAGCACAACAAAGGCTTGCCAATGCACAAGCGGCAGGGCAACGTGCAACAGAAAGACACAATGCGTCTATGCTACGTGGGAACAGTATAATGGGGAATCAATCACGCCTAGCCGGTCAGTTACAGAATCAACTCCTTAATATTTATTCTGTTTATCAGGCAGAACGTTTCGTGCGTTCTTTGATAGAAATTGGTGGCGAATTTCAGAAGCAGCATATTGCACTTAACGCTATGCTTGGAGATGCTGCAAAAGCGGATAAGATATTCGGGCAGATAAAGGGACTGGCCGTTGAATCTCCATTCAATTTCCGTGAATTAATGGGATTCACCAAACAGATTGCGGCATTTGGTATCCCATACGAAGAAATGTATGAAACGACTAAACGTCTCGCTGACATTTCTGCGGGTTTGGGAGTAGATATGGGGCGTATTATTTTGGCTTATGGGCAGGTGAGAAGTGCAGCGTTCTTGCGTGGTCAGGAATTAAGGCAGTTCACAGAGGCAGGTATCCCATTAGTTGATGAGCTTGCTAAGAAGTTCACTGAATTGGAAGGACGTGTAGTAAGTGCAGGAGAGGTTTTTGAAAAGATATCCAAGCGAGAAGTGTCTTTCGGCATGGTAAAGGATATTCTTTGGGAGCTGACCAATGAAGGAGGAAAGTTCTATAATATGCAGGAGGTCCTGACCGAATCTCTTTCAGGTAAATTAGCCAAATTAGTAGACCGCTATGAAATGATGCTGGGCACTATTGCAGAAAGTAATAATGAGATTCTTGGAGGCGGGCTAGATATGCTTACAGCCTTTACAGATAAATGGAGAATATTTTTGAATATGTTACTTTCTGTTATAGCTGCTTATGGTGCATACAAAGGTGTCATGATAACAGCCAATGCTTTAAGAGCACTAGCTATATCTCGTGAAATAGCCTTAACAGGAGCAGTAAACGCAAATACTATAGCTACGTATGCCAATAATATGGCTCAGAATAAGGTTAACCAAGGTGCAATAAGGTTATTAACTAATCTTCAAAAATTAAAAATGGCATTTTCCAGCCTTGGGGCTGCTGGATGGACAGGCATTCTTATTGCCGGTGTGGTTGCACTTAGCACATATTTATACAACTCATATAAAGAAGCAAACCGTTTAAAAAATGAATTGCGAGATATAGCAATAAAAGAAAGTGAAGCTGTACGTAGTGAAATAGACAGTTATAAGAGTCTAGTCGAACAGTTAAATAAAACAGTAAAGGGTAGTTCTGAATATAATGATATTATTAATAAAATTCAGTCAAGGTATGGGGAATATATTGGGAATCTGAAAAATGAAGCTGATGCTTATCAATATTTGACAGAGAAAATAAATCAAGTAACAGTAGCATTGAGAAATAAAGCACTAGAAACTGCGCGCCAACAAGGGTTAGCCAAAATATCAGAAAAGTATTCAGAACAAGAGTTGAATACATATAAAGAGAGTATTGCTTTTTTGAAAAAGGGATTTGGCCTGTCTGATGGAGTTGCAAATACATTGGCGGCTGTAATTCAAACGGAAATAAAATCAGGAATAACCGCTGGCTTGGTAGGAGGATATGATAAGGCTATAAAATACATAGAGAATAAGGCTAATGAAATAGGTGTTAGTCTGCATCCTAATGTGTACTCAAAAGATGCTGTTAATAGCTTTCGAGAACTTGTTTCCATTAATGCACAGATGGAATATGAGACAAAGGCGTTTGAGAATACTTTGAAAAGTGTAATGGGAACAACTACTATTTACGGGCTTAAAATAAAGGAGCTTGAGGAAGCATATGAAAAAGAGAAAAAGAGTATACCCGTAGAAGCTATATCGAGACTTAAACAAAGATATTTGCAATTGCTAGAGGCTAAGAAAAAAGTGTATGGGGATGCTGGACAGGAAGAAGAAGTAAAACGAATTGAAGCGGAAATTGCAGAATTAAGTAAAGTAGAAGCGGAATGGAGAACCATAGCTAAAGAAAAATTTTCTGCTTATGTGGGGCTTCAACCTGCTGTTGATGAGAAGTCGATAGATTATCTCAGTAGATTACGGAAAGAATATAAATCACTTGAAGAAATTTCAAAAGAAAGCCTTGAGCCGGGAGATAAAAATGATGCTTTGAAGAGAATGCAAGCTATTAAATCTTTCATGGATGAATACAACAAGTCATTAGATTCATCCAGCTCAGATATCAACAGTTATTCAGATAAGATGAACCGAATTATCGAACTTCGTGAGAAAGGAACCCGTGAACGAATACAAATGGAAACTGATTTGGAAAATCAGGCGGCACAAGCACGTATCAATGCCATGAAAGACGGATTTGAGAAAGAACAAGCACAACGGAATCTCGACAACAAGAAAGAATTGCAGGCTTTGGAAAAGCAGAAGAATGATTATATCAATAAGGTAAAAGAACTTGCGAGAAAAGTATTTGAAGCTGAGGAGGATGCGAAAGCCGAAAAGGATAAAAACTATAAAAAAAAGAGTTTTGACCCTTCCTCTGTGTCTGTTGATACTTCCATATTCGGCATGATAGGGAATTACACCAAGGAAAGGCAGATAAATGAGACTGCACAATTCTATAAGGATATTCTTTCCAAGTACCAGGGTTATATTAGCAAACGTCTTGAAGCCGAACGGAAGTTTAAGGAAGACCGAGAACGGTTGGAGAAAGCGGGAGCCGGCAAAGAGGATTTACAGGAACTAGAATATCAACGCAATAAAGCTCTTGCAGCAATAGACATGGAGTTTGCCGAGCGTGAAACGTCTTTTCAGGCGTGGGCTGATGGCATTGCAAATTTATCGTTAAAAAAATTACAACAGCTTCTTATAGCGGCTTCACAGGAACTTGAGCGGATGGAGTTCTTGAACCCTAATAACCCCAATCTGGCTGTACAGCGGGCGAAAGTAAATGTGTTGAGGGAGAAGCTACCCAAACCCGGTGACAAGGAAGATACATCACCGGACAAACGCAGTGTGAAGGACTGGCAGGAACTTTATAAAGTCCTTTCCAAGGTAGAAAAGGAGTTTGATGAGATAGGAGATGCAGTGGGCGGTGCTGTCGGGGATGTGATTTCAGCCGCCGGAAGTATCACTGCTACCACTCTTTCAATGATAAATTCGATTATCTCATTGGGCACGATATCAGCGGATAATATAAAGGGAGTGTCGGAAGCTACTGCTCAAGCAATTGCCACAGTGGAAAAAGCATCTGTAATTCTTGCTATTGCGTCCGCAGCTTTACAGATAGCCACCAAGATAATGAATTTTTTTGGCGGTGACAACTCCACGGAAAAATATGAAGAGGCAGAAAAGACTTATGATGCTTATATTCAGACAATGGATAAAGTCATAGAAAAGCAGTTGGAGCTTGCGGAGGCGTTAAGCGGAGAGAATGCAAATGCAGCGTACGAAAAAGCAATAGATATGATAAAGGCTGAAGCTAAGCTTGCACGGGAATTAGGGCAAATGTACTTAAGTTCCGGTGGCTCTTGGAAATCCCATACAGCTGGATATAATGAGGTAAAAGATATGAGTTGGGAGGGATGGGTACAAGCGGCAAAAGCTTTAGGCATGTCTGTAGACCAGTTCCGCAATCTTATGGGAGGACGTATGTCCGGCTTGTTTGAGCTTACAGAAAAACAGTTGTCTGAATTACAGGAACAGGCACCTTTATTTTGGGCACAACTAGATGAGGATACAAGAAAATATGCCGAACAAATAGCGGACAGCATTGAGGATATTGCAGAAGTTACTGAACAAAAAATGGAAAATGCCACAGGTGTCGCATGGGACTCTTTCTCTGATGATATTCTTGAATCTCTGTATGATGTGGAGAAAGGAGCAGAAGATATTGCGGATGATATGTCAGAATATATGCGCAAAGCACTCATTAAAGCCATGTATGTAGAAAACTATATGCCGGAAATGCGTAAATGGTATGAGAAATGGGCGGAGTATATGAGTGACAATATTTTATCTGATGACGAAAGTAAGGATCTTGATCGTTGGAAGAACAATCTTATAGATCAAATGGTAAAGGAGGCGGAGGCCATAAATAAACAATGGGGTACAAATTCTAGCGGTGGAAGTGGGTTAAGTGCGGGTATTAAGGGCATAACCGAGGACCAAGCCGACCTCCTTGCATCTTACGCCAATGCCATGAGAAGCGATTTGTCCGCAATCCGTCTGTTACTGGAACAGCGTTTCGCCAACTATCCGCAGGAACAAAGGGGAAAGATAGAGAATGCTGTTTCCAACTATTACCAGAACGGAGGAACAATCGACTACAATACGGTACTCAATAATATAACTGTCTATCTTGATGAGCACTCCGGGTTGATGGAAAGAAGCAATATACTAGCGGAATCGCAGTTGACCTATTTGAAGAGTATTGCCGACAATACAAAAAGGACAGCAGACAGTAACGACAAAATAAAAGAGGCAGTGGAGGAAACTCGGGACATGATTCATGGGGCTAGAACAGATAAAAGTAGGGGATTGTATGTCAGGTAGTATGAGGGCGTATTTACGCCCTACAATATCATTCGCTGGTTCTATCATCTAATCCATTCGTTGCTTCATATTCTGTTTTCATCTCTGAAATTATATTCTGGCTTTCTTCCTCAGTCTCAATTTCATTTGATATGGAACTATGATTTATACGATCTATTAATGACTGAGTGGCAACAATTACATCATGATGAAAATCCGCATCTATGACTGTAGCTACTGCCATTATATTTCCGAATATCACAGCCAATGAGTCTTTGTTCTCTTCTTCTAAAGAATCCAACATACTGTATATAATATGGTCCATCCGATACATTACCCGAAATTCACCACCTATAGTGCGTACCTCCATATAATCCGTGCCATCCATCTCAATTTTTTCTACAATCCAGTTGCGGACTTGTAATTTTTCTCCGTTTTTCATGTCTATATTTTTTTATGTGATTAATAACTATATATTTGATTTCCTTTTCTTGTATGTTTGTACATAAAGTGATGCTTAAATACTTGTTTTTTATAAATCCGTTGTCATTAAGCAGTTTTTCAATAAATGTTCTTCTTAAAAAACTATCGCCATGAGGCATAACTATAATACTTCCATTATTCGAGTTAATTTCTAAAAAAATATTCAATTGTTCTTTTTCCGGAAGATTTATTATGTCCATAACACCATATTTTACAGCTAATGAACCTATATTGTAACCATATTTTATACTACAAGGAGGGGAATATCGGCTAAGTAATCCTATATTATGTATTGTTATCATATTTTTATTGTTTTATAAGTCTTCTGCATCATATTCCACGTTTCCGTTGTATTCATTAAAGTCCATCTCCATATCGGCAACAACAGGAACAGGGGACTTTAATTCCGTATCGCTACATCCATATACTCTGTACAACATACCTTTTGAGTCTCTTCTTCTGTTTAACTTGCCAAATCCCAACTTAGTAAGTTGCCTTCCGAAATCTTGAGTACTCACGCTTTCAAATCCGTTAGCATCTGCATAACGTACCATGTCATCGTACATGTCAGATGCCCTTATCCATGTGGAAAGTTCTCCCTTGGCATTTGCCGAAGGTCTTACACCGCGTGCGAAAGCCCATGAGAAAGTTATATTGCTTTCTCCCATAACAAGCAGTTTCTGCTTTTCACTGTTCTCGCTCTTGGGAAAAACAAAATGTCTCTGTTTTAAATATTTACCCCCTCTTATAATCCAATTTAATATTCCCGGGTATTCTTGCCTTAGGTCATCTGCAAGATGCTTGTTCTGCATCTCTTCCGGTATTACATTCTCAAATATCACATACAGAAATCTTCTGAAATACCCATACGAAGAATCTGAAGCTTTTGGAAGGTTATTCATATTAAATATCATCCATGGGACATTACGGACTTCGTAAACATTACCACCGATATTTCTTCCGTATACCATCTCTCCGGAACATAATGTCTTAAAAGCATCCTCATATCCTGATATGTCCTTGGCCTGTATTTCAGGGCACATATTTACGAGTTTCCCATCTATGCGAGCCACATTCCTAAGCCTTTCATCCCCTCCCCGGATAAGTGACAGAAGCCCCATAGAAGATACATTCTCTCTACCAAATATGCCGGTTATAGTCTCATATATGACAGACTTACCATTGCTCCCAGTCCCAAACAGCATAAGACAATTCTCAACCTTGTCAATCATCTTTCCCCTGTCATAAGTACAAAGGCCTAAATACATTTGCAATATTAAACGACTGTCTTTTTCAGGGAGGACAGTACGAAGAAAGCTCTGCCACATGGGACATTTTGCCGAAGGATCGTATTTGTACGGGTGTTTATAAAGAACATGAAATTCAGGACTGAAAGGACGAAGTTTTCCATCCGTAAAATCAACAACACCATTTTGGTAAGCTTTGATATGAAACATCGGGCAAAAAGGATTGTTTATCCTTATCGACAAAAGAGCCTCAGACTGGAATTTCTTGCTGGAAAAATGTAATACTTTAGGAGAAACATGAACCTTAATAAGCCATTCCTCCACTGCCTTACATATTATCTCAGGGTTCACAGCTTCATATATCTCGCCTGTAAAAAGATAATAGCAGCCGTGAACGTAACGAAAATCACTTGAAGGCATTACATTAAAAACTAAACTCTTTACACGCATAGAAGCCTCTGCGTAGTCTGAACCGGCAGAACAACCGGCAAATAGGCTATCGTCAGATAACGTGTATAGTTTAGTGACGATTAAATGAAGAATACGGTCATAGTAACTGTTCATATAAACGCGCTGATAAATAATTAGTTATAAAAAAATAAGTGAATAATACGTAGGATAGGGAATAAATATATAAATTCACTATAACTACTTATATACTACACAAAAATATAGAATATATACATAATATACAAAATAAAGCAGAACTTATTATCAATAAATAGAATATATAATGTAATATAAACAAATAATTATACAGAGAATGAAGAATGAAACTACATAACTAACCTAATTAATTTATTGTAGATTTATATTTTCCAATGGAAATAATTAAAGACAAAATGGGAAGAAAAATAAAAAAAAATAAATAAAAAAATCGAGCTGATATGACTGCGATTATTATTTACAATCGTATCAGGGGGGGGTGGGTGTGATGCTTGCCGAATATTATATACATAATATTCTAATATGTTGTATTATAGTTGTTTAAGATGGCTTTGTGTGCATAATATATGTTTATCAACATATGGGATATTATTATTTACTAAGAAAATATTTGCTATTTTGTTTTGTAATTATGTAAATATGTTGTATATTTGTGTTAGGAAAAACGAAGGGAAAGAAACAGCGATAATTCACTGTATTATACTCTTTCTTTTTATGTTAATTCCAAAAGCGTGTTGTTAAATGTTGGAATAAAAAGAGAGCCTTAACACGGCAATGTTAAGACTCTCGTAAGTTGGAATACTTAAAGTAAGTACTCCCCATATTCGGAGGCAAAAATACTTCTTTAATTTCTCACTTGCAAATATTCTCCCATTTAATTTTCTTGGTTTACTGGTATTGCGATAACATTCAGTCCTTGAGTGTATAGGCTGTATCTGATATTAGTAGGCTATTAATCACGCTGTAATGAATTGAATTATTAACAATTAAACATTATAGCATTATGAAGACTTTAGAAAGCATTTTTTCAGAGATTAAAGAAAACGATGTAATCACTAAACAACAATTACAGTTATTAAAGAACCGATCTAACAAGCAGCAACAAGACGTTATAGATTATGATTGGTTGGAAAGCATTGGAGATGGCTACGGCATTCCATTAACAGAGGAACAAGGCGTTCAGGGTTTGAACTGGTTAAAGAAGTTCATCAAGAAGAACGGAGAAAGTAACGTATACGGATATAGGGAGCTTGAGATAATTAATAGTGCTTCTCCTTGTGATTTCGTTTTTAAGGGTTTTTGGGATGCCGGCAACGGTTGGTTTAGGAACTTCCTTCCTATCTATCAGTTAAACGGCATGGAATATATCCCCATGAAAGAACCTTATATTATAGGCTGACAATAACGGGGCTTATTACCCCTACTACATTAAAATCATTTATCCATACTAAAATAACAATGTTATGAAGACTATAAGAAAAGAAATATATCGCATTTACGGAAAAGAAAATGTAATATCATTAGGTTATTGCGAAATACAGAGTATAGAAAACTACCTTACAAAGATAGGGCATACCGAACGTTTAGAAGGTTGGGCGGCTGATATTTACGAATTGCCGGAACCATATAATAATATAGCTGTTTGCACTGGTTACGCTCCATTCGGAACGAGTAACGAAAAAGCGCGCAAAGTGTGCGAACGATGGGAAAAACTATATTATAACTACGATTATACGCAGCGCAAAAGAATGGTTAAACGCTTTGCGCATGAATTGTACAAAGCAATTAATAACGGTTAATATGTTCTGCGTTATGTTATTGTTATTCGGTGCTGTGATATTCATTTCCGGCACCGATCCCAAAAAATTAAAAGACTTTATAAACAATAGTGATGAATCAGATAAATCTTAAAGATATGAAAGAATATAAGTTAACAGTAGAGTTTCACAATGGGGCGCGTTATTGCTATTACGGCAAGACGAAGAAAGAAGCGTTAGCAGCGTTTAGAAAATCGTTTGGCAGCTTTAAAGGCTTCGTAAAAAAAGAGTGGACGATAGAACAAGATTAACCAATGTAGGAAGGCGGAGCAACACCGCCACCGGGAACTATTTATTAACTTAAAAAATTAACTAGTATGGGGAAAATAGCAAAGCCCATTAACAAGGAAGGGCATTTATTCGAATGTGAGGAAGTGCATATCTCACAGATTAGACAAGGAGATACGGTGTTCCATAACGGAGAATATAAAACAGTCGGGAAAAATTCGTTAAAGTATAATAGTTTTTGCGGATATACATTATTCGGAGACCCTTATCTATTGGGGAAGATACCTGTAATACGATTTATTACACTGGAAGGCGGAAAGCTTGTTGCTGCTGAATAAAATCATAGTATTAACTTAAAAACATTAAATTATGAGATGTAAAGAATTAGACAACATTTTGCGCAACTTGTTAGTTGCTGGAAATATCGTAACCGTATCATTTGAACAAATGAAGAATATTCGCAAGGAGTTAAACCGATTTGTGAAGCCTGTACAGATAGAGATTATTAAGAGTGATTTCGAAACGGTTTCGTTTAGAGAATTAAGACAATGAAAGAAATATATTGCCACAATTAGCATAGATACATTGTTGGGGCTTTTGCCAACATATCATCTTATAACACCCCGGCAGTAATACGGCTGCCGGGTAGGCGATAGGTAAGAATGAACGAATAAATTTAATTAAGGAGAAATAATATGTTCATGATTTGCATTTTGATTTGGTTAGCTGTTGGAGTAAGTAAGGAGCTGACTGGAAATAACGGTTTTTAAACCGAATTATCCGCCAAAGGTTGAAAGCCTTGCAAGTGGTGCAAGTTCCACGGGCGGAACTATTTACTAACTTAAAACAAAAAGATTATGGAAAAGAATTATTTCATTCAGATTAACGAGAAAGGACGAACTATAATGCTTCAACCATGCAACGCATTCGAAGCTATAAGGTTGCTAAACTTCTACAGCGATGGGATAAACCTGCTTAAAGAAACACAAGAAGTTACAAGCGTAGAACTGTATAAGATTGGCGAACCATTGCCGAAACGAATTTTAATCTAAGAAATAATATGGCAATAGGTTTACTTATATGGATTATCATAATTCTATTAATCGGATGCAGTGGCAATTATTGGATAATTCCTGTGATATTAATTTTTTCTGTAATGGGAGGGGTTGTCGCTAGTTTTAACGATAATCATTAAAGTATATAGAATTAAAATAACAATAATATTAAAATCTCAATAATTATGACTTTGGAAAATATTAACATACAGGTTTTTAAAGGGAAATTAAGTCTTGCGGGACTGACTAATATGAAAAATGCAGAAGTATTACCAAATTTGTACAACGTATCATTAAATGAAACAGGGAATGCTATAAAAATTATTAGAGACTGGAAACGAACTTTTGTCGGAAAATTCGTTTATAAGAATCCCAAATACTACGGCATGATTGAACGGCTTGAACGGTTATTCGGCCACGTTCCTGAATGGAGTGATTTTACCAAGGAAAATATTGATTTAATTGTAGATATGTTTTCTCAAGTTGCGCAAAGCAGTGCTAAAACTTATCTTTCTATGTTAAAGAGTGTATTGAATGACGCAAGAGATGAGATAAATCTACCTTATCCACGTTTTGCGGAGAGAATGACTTTAAAATCTATTCCTTCGGTTGGTGTGTATCTTAACTTAAATGATTTAAAGAAGTTGGAAGAATATTGCCCCATAAATGATAAGGAAAAAATTATCTTGGCTCAGTTCTTATGCGGATGTTATACAGGTGCAAGACATTCGGATGTAATCAATATGACCGTTAATAATATAGATGGAAAGTATCTCACTTATGTAAGTCAGAAAACCAAAGTGCAAACGACAGTTGAAGCTAAACCTATTTTGCGAAAGCTACTTCTTGTTGCAGGGAAACACATTTATGCGGACAGCGTTTTTAACGAGACTATCCGTACCATTTGTTATAAGGTCGGGATAAATGAACAAATGAGAATTTTTAGAAAAGGTAAATATGAAGTCGGGGAGAAGTGGAAGTTTGTAGCCTCCCATACGGCTAGAAGGAGCTTTGCTACTAATTTGGCGGAATTGGATGTTCCTCTGGTTCAGATAGCTAAACGCATGGGACATAATGATGTGAAAATGACAATGCGTTATATCGTTGGTACTATTTCAAGGCTTGAAGATAAGGCGAATGAATTTTTTATGTAA